CTTTGACATCCTTGATTGTTTTCGTCGGTTTATTGAATTTCAATGAATAAAAAACCTTCAATCCGAAATCCATATGTTTTATATAATAAGACCAATTGCCATAATATATGTATGTATCGGAAATCTTCGCCGCCCAAAACCCGCGAATTCCTCCGCTCTCCTTTTTCCGGTGAATACCGTCATTCGGACATTTATATCTTTTTTTTGGAATTTTCTTCGCTTTACCTTTAATCGTTATCATTCTTCTCCGCCAATATCAAATAAATACCATTATAATCATGTTTCCCCATAAGATGCAATTTACTTTTAAACCCATGCTCATCAAGCATTTTCTTTATTCTGCTACTTTCCCATTTCGGCAGAGGATCGAATCCGATTTCATCATGCCCATATTTAAGCGGATCTCCGCTTCTCGTACTGATCGCTACTTTATCACACTTATCAAAAATCGCATTAAGCTTGTTAATTTCCTTTTCATTTAAATGGTGAAGCACATAACAGACAAAAAATAAATCGTAATCCAATGCATCAATATCGATATTTTCAAATTTATCTTTTATAAGTGTAACATCCATTTTCCCTTTGAGCGTATGAAGCGATTGGTTGTAATAATGTTCATCAAACTCAATACCAATATATTTTTTTATATAATGGTATAAAAGAAAAGCATACATTCCCGCGTTCGCTCCAAGTTCAAGAACTTTCGCGTTTTTAAAAAATTCAATATGTTGTTCTATCATGGGAAACCTCTTTTTTATTTTCTTCCATTTCTGATATATTTTCCCGGTCCATCTGGAAGATATTTTTTTATACTCTTTTTTGGCTATCATTTATATTTTATACTTTGTGTTATAGTCTAATTTTTCCATAACGTATTTAAATTCATTACATATTAAATCCGCTTCTTCTTGCATTATTTCCGTTCTAGTACTTATAAGTCGTATACCTCTATTGTAAATTTTATCCTTTTTTTTTCTATAAAAAGCACAAGATATTTTATTTTTAATAGCATATTCCTGCATTTTTTTCATAGCTTCAGTTGATGCAAATTTATATATATCGTCTACTGGTTTTTCAATGTTTATATATGTAGAAATATTTTCAATTGATTTTTTTAGATTTTCTTCCATATCTTCATATTTTATAATAAAAGGTTTTTTATCAATCCAACTCAATACATGACTATCCCATCTTCCATATTTGTTGTTGTAAATAAATTCATTTACATTAACATTTTTTTTATAAAATTGATTATAATATCCTTTAAACGATTTAAATACATTTACCGGATTTCTGACTATATAAATAATTTTATCGGCTTTAATTCCCATAGAATGTGTTTTTCTTGCAACTTCTCCATCAATATATGTTTTATTTACATTTTCCAATTTATTACCATATATTAATGATGTTACAATAAATCTTACCCACAAATTGCCCGATCTTGGAAAAGAAGCGATTAAAATCATGTTTTATCCTGACGTTCAATAAAACATAGTCCCTTGTAAATACTTATCGATTTTATATTTTCTTCCAACCATAATATTTTTTCTTCTATTTTATATTCTTCCGCACGATCTGTTATTTTATACGCCCAATAATTCGGCATATCAATTATATCTTTTACAAATTCAATAAAAGTATTTTTTCTCTTATATCCACCACCGAATTTCGGCCAATAAGAAGTATGAATATCTTCTACAATATATACACCACCAAAAACAACTCTTTGAAACATACGTAAAAATGTTATTATTTGATCTTCAACCATATGGCTTGCATCATCAATTATTACATCAAATTCTACACCTGAATAAATTTTATTTACAACATTAATATCGGTTATATCGCCTACAGTAAATTTAATCCTTTTTTTATCAAATGTTTTTTCCCAATCAAATTTATTTTTTATATCAATACCATAAATAGTAGCTATAGGAAAATATTGTGCCCATGCCCGTAATGCACCACCTTTATGTACACCTATTTCAAGAAAATTTCTAACATCCCATACTTTTGTTTTGAACCAATTTTCATAAATATCCGCATAATGATCATTTTCATTCTTAGCATGCTTCATTGCTTTTTCTTTTTCGAATATTTCATCAAGCATTCAATACCTCTTCGAACACATTTTTATATTGTTTTGCAATGGTTTTTATATCCAATTTCCAAACCACCTTTTTATCAAAATTATATAAAACATCCAATAATGCATCTACTACAACGTTTATATTTACTTTTGGCGGATTGTCAGTTTTCAAATATTTATATTTTGGTTCAGGATCAACAAAAACTATACGACTGTTATTTTCAAGTAGTTCTTTTGTGCCGCAACAATTATTACATACCACAGGTAATCCGGCACATAAACCCTCTACCACCGCATTTGGACACCAATCGTTATAAGAAAGATTTAACATCGCATCTGAAGAAGATAAATATTTACACAATTTTTTTTCTTTTAAATGTCCAAGGAATTTTATACCTCTTTCCGATAAATCCTTATTATATCTACCAGCAACCCAAAAATACACATTTTCTCGCTTTCTTGTTTCTCTCGCGACCGCCAAACAATCTTTAAGACGTTTCCATGGCCTATCTTTCCAACGCGCAGACATTATAACATGATATCTGCAAATTCTTTTTACATATTCAGAATTATAATCTCTAGGTTCAGCACCGTTAAAAACAACAAATTCTTTTTTAGGTTTAACTTTCATAATTTCAGATATCATGTTTTTACAAAATTCGGATTGCCATATAACGGCATCCGATTGTTTTATCGCATTTTTTGTCAAATTATTTTTCCAAAAAGTATTTTTATTTTTCCATAAATAAACACCATCAACCCTTAAAACTTTTGGTATTTTAACCTTTCCTCGCCAATATCTAATTCCTAAAGCAATATCGGCCTTTTTCATATTAAAAGAACATTTTACACCGAGGTCTTCAAGATGAGGAATTAATTTGGTTAAAAATTTTCCCTTACCAGAATCTTTTATTTTATAATTAATATAAAGTTTCAAAATGCACACTCCAAACAAACACCCTCTCGTTTATAATCCATTATTTTCCTTAATACTCGTTTACGCTTTATTATTTGGCTTGCTTCATTTTTTAACAAACTACCAATATAAATAGCATCCGGATAAACACAACATGGTCCGACATATCCTTTACAATTAATATATAAATTATCTTTTTTCATATATCGACATGAACCTTTTGTTTTATCTGCAATTTTTCCACTTGGATTTTCAATTGATCGAGGAAAAGGATGCCATGTACGAAATTCCCGCTTCCATCCTCGCGCTATCCCGTTCCACCATTTTTTACCTTTTTTTGTCTTTACTATTCCTCTCATGATATGTTTCGAATAAGGTGTAACTTTTCGAGCGTTTTCAAGAAACCAAATTAATTTTTCAAATCTAGCACCTTTTCGTATACGTTCATAATCATTTTTGTTTTCACCGTCACAACTTACCACTAATGAATCAATATTACATTCTTTCAACTGTTTAATTGCTTTTTCGTCACATTGTCCACTTGTTGATATTTCAATCATATTTGCCTTATTCCATTGATTTATAATATTAACCATTTTAGACAATTGTGGATGAAGTAAAGGTTCACCAAAGTTATATAATCTAAGAATATTAATTTTTATATCTATATTTTTAAGACAATTTATCAATATTTCTGGAGTCATGAAATCAACATTTTTTTTTATAGTAGAATTAGGACAACCAATACAACGCAAATAACACCCATCCACTATATCAATACTCAATTTATCGATTATCATAATTTTTCTTTATATCTTCCATCCATATAACATGCTCGACACAAATCAAAATATCTATCTCCACTGCTTAATTTTTTATAAGCATCTCTCATTTCTTTTTTCAAAAGTATGTTTTCCAGATCTTCTTTAATAACATTGCCGAATATGTGTTTATTATCCCAATCTCGACAACATAAAACCACATCTCCGGTACATCGAATAACTACTTCACCCAAAGGAGCATAACATTGAACATTTCTTGGCTTATCCGAACAATTATATTCATTTAATCTGTCGTCAAGATCAACAATTTTTCTTACTCTATATTTTAATTTAGATGATTTTAATTTACTCAATCTGTCATAATCATGATAACTATATGCGGAAACATATACTTTTTTAACTCCAAACAGTTCAAGTTCGTTCAATATGGTTTTATCCAACCAATGTCCATTAGTTAATATAAATATACTGGCGTTTTTACATTTATTTTTAGTATAATCAAGTAAATAAAATAAACGCGGATCTTGCAACGATTCATTATAATTATGAAATGCTATAAATTTACCATAATCATTTTTTCCAAGCCATTTAACAATATTTTTAACTGTTTTTAATGGTAAAAATATTGGCGGTTTATGTCCGTGCAAAGGACATTTCGTATGAAACAATGCCATGTCACATCGATTTGACAATTCAATCGTTACACGACCGGTACGATTTAACGCATTCAAATTGTTTTACCAATCACATACTTGTTTATACACATATCGCTAAAACACCACAAAACTCAACTTTTTTAAATGTTGTTTTCAATACATCACGGTATTCATGCATATCATGAATCGCTACAAAAGGAACTATTTTTCGACATTTTTTTGCCAATTTTATCGCTTCCAATCTTTTAGGACCGTCTATAATAACGGCAGTATTTGGAGTCAAATATTTTAACTTAAGATTCCCCAATTTAAATCTTATATTTTCAGCATAATTTTTTTTCGGTATTGCCGAATATCGTTTATTCCGTATTTCGAATGAATATATTTTATAATTAGGATAAATCAATGAAAGCCGTTTTGCGGTCACCCCTTTATATGTTCCTGATTCAACAATTCTGTTTATTTCAAACTGTTTCATAAAATTACAAAACGCCTCTAATTCATAAGGCGCAATTGATTTATCATGAGGGCAATTGATATAATCATCTGTCAAACAATTTAAATTATTCATATCGTTTCACCGATTTTTTCTTTTGCCATTTTAAGATATTTATTAAACTCATTTTCAAAAATACTACTTAATTGCTTTTTATATGGATGCCATATAACATCATCTTGTAAAAATTTATTATTATTAAATTTAATTTGCAATGGAACAAGGTTTATTTCTTTTTTATATTTTAAATACGACAAATAAAGTTGATGTTGATCTGCATACCAATAATGATGCTTTTTTAATTTATTATATAAACGATGAACTAATTTTTTAGTCGCATCCGAATATCCTAAAACATAAACACCATCCTGAAATTTTCTATATTCTTTTTGATGCGGTCGATACAATACTTTTAACGTTGTCGGCTTAATATTTTTCCATATTTCATCAAGATTTGAACGAACAATTATATCAGGATCACACCACATAAGAGGTTTGCTATTTTTCGATATTTCTAAATTGAGAAGTTCGCCGCGTATATGGCTTGCCGCAGCACCGTTTTTTACGGAATGCCATGGGATTATTTTTGCTTTTGAATTTATTTTTTCCAAATTCATGTCCTCAAATCCCAATAAATAAACATGAATTTCCTGTTCAGAAGAATTAATTGCCATTGACATTAACATTGCCTTTGCATAATCAGCATATGTTAATATTCCAAATTCACTTTTTTTCCTTGATATTGAATTGTTAAATCCAGTAATTGCAATACCATTCATATTTTTCTCCATATTCCAATACATGTTTTATATTTTTTCTTGTTTATAGGGTCCGATTTAAAAATATTAAATCGTAAACAATATAATTTATTAAAAGCATTTATTATGTTATCTTCAGTATATAAATATTTATGATTTTTGTTTAACTGTTTTTTATTCCTAAGATTTAAATGAAGAACAAAATAACCGTTAACGTCAAGATGCGAAATTATTTGTCTTGCAGCAAAAACTAAATTGTCGCAATAATTAATACTGTCAACACATACAATTAAATCAACTTTTTCTGTATAATTGAATTTCTCAAAAGTTCCTATTACTTTTAAAATATCTTCTGGTAAATCAATATATTCTTTATATAAATCCCATAAAGGATCAATACCAATCATTTTTGAAAATTTTATAGCAGAAAATATTCCACCATATGCACCGCATCCGATATCTATAACATTTGATATATTTTTAAATTCAGCAATCCCAAGTTTTTTAACCATTAATTTGTTGCGCTTAAAAAACCATTTTTTTTTATTTTTGAGCCAATATTTTAACATAAAATTATTCATAATCTATTCTTATTTTATTTATTTATATATGCTATTCAATTAAATATGATTTTGATAATCGTTTTCTTAAACATTTTTCACGTTCTTTACCTTCAACAGTTTCCCACCATTCTTTATCATATTCCTTATTATATTCCAAAAGTTTATAAGACATTTTTTTTGCCATACGCTCAATTTCAGCAAGCATTTTACGAACTTTTCTATCATGTTTTGTTTTTCCTTGATGAAGATCGTTTACTTCACGAAGAACTTCGCATAATGTCCTCATTTTTGTTGCTCTTCGTAACGACATTTTATATCCTTTAAATAGGAAAATTGGTATTTTCTCTCGTGATTCCCTCACGTTTTAATTGTATGATACGGTCCTTCTGAATTCGTTTCGTCTCTTTATTCCAAACCGAATTGGCTTTTCTCAATTTATGCTTTTCATTTGGATGCTTTCGATAAAATGCCATGGGAGCTTTAAGTTTTTTTGCCTTAACTAATTTGAAAGGAGATTCCGGATGTATACCGAGACGAATACTCATCTCTTTATCCTCCCCGGAAATAAGCCCTTCATACCAGCCACCATATTTTTCAAAAACGGTTCTGCGATACATCACCGTTTGCGGATTTACTTCTGACGGATGAATTCGAAATTTTCTTACTCTGTTTATAGCTTGGGAATATTTTATGTCCCCGCGTATTTCCAATGCTTCACCGAATACCACATCAACATTCTTATGATTATCAAGATACATTTTTTGAGCCAGTATGCTTCCCGGAACACGCATATCATCCGCATCAAGAAAGGTAATATACGTTCCTTCACTCATTCTCAATCCCGCGTTTCTCGCTATCGATACTCCCCTGTTCGATCCCAATGATATAAATCTTATAATTTTCTCCGGAAAAGCAAAAGGTCGGCTTATTTTATCTATCACCATTTTGATATCATCGGTACTGCCATCATCAACAATGATAATTTCCATATCATTGCATTCGTTTACTACCGATAAGAAAGCCTGTAAAAGATACTGTGCGTAATTATAAACGGGTATTATAACGCTGATCATAAATATTTGATTACTTTCGTTTCGAATTTTCCGCCTTTATTCGATCCGGGATATTTATCTTCTACCCACAAAATCGATACCTTTTTATATCCAAGAGCGTACATTGCCGCGCATCTGCGTCCTCCATGATATATTTCCGGTCCCATTAACCAATCAGCCATATAATTAAATCTCGTAGTCCAGAAAGGCGAAATAAGAATCGCTATCGGCTGCTTTCTATTTAATTTTTCATCAAATCCGTGTTTTTTTATACTCATGAGAATATTATAACGTGAATCTAAAATATGTTTTTTTATCGCTTTTTCGGTCCATTTGGTCATTCCGCATTTATATCTATGCCGACGATCTTGCGCGAATCTGCAATCTTTCAATTTCGACCAATCCCTTCCATATTTTAAAAGCAATTTCGCGCATTCCACTTGCGGACTATGCGGCAAACTCATATCATAATTCCAAATATCCATATTCGTAAACTCGGGAACGAATTGATATTTTAATTTTCTCAAATCAATTTTTTCAAATTTCTTGCTTAAATATTTGATTTCACTCATAATATTTTTTCAAAATATTTTAAATACTGTTTTGCGATATTTTCAATATGAAGATACTTTGCATTCAATCCGAATAATTCATGAGCATATCTTTTCATCGCAACCGATAACATCCATATCAATTCATCCGATTGCGGTGGTTTATCCAGATTAACCGGTTTATATTTGAATTTCGGATCATGCCGCAAAACAGTACAAGCATTATAAATAGTATTATCTATTTCCAATAATTCATGCGTTCCCCCCTGATCGGTACAGATAACCGGCAATCCCGCGACAAGGGCTTCCACTACGCTGTTCGGGCATGCATCAATCCAAGTAATATGAATCATCGCATTACATGCTTTATAAAATCCCGATAAAACTTCATCGCTTACCGGCCCGGTAAATAATATATTATTATGACCGTTATATTTTTTATCAATCCCCAAAGTATCCCCACAAACGATTAAACGATTTTCATCGCTTTCAATTTCAAGAAAAGATTGAATAATCGTTTTAAGCCTTTTCTGTTTCAGCCATACTCTCGTACTCGCCAGAAAATTGTTTTTGAAATGACTGTCAAACGGTTCAACATCATAATCACGAGGATTGGCACCGTTGAATATTACCATTTCCGGCTTATTTGGCTTGCAAATAAGATTATGATATACCTTCTTTGAATATCGCGATTGATAAATCACGGCATCGGCTTTCTTTACTGATTGCGCTTTCTCGTGATTTATTTTTTTCCAATTCATATTGGTATTAATACAGGCGGGACCGACACGCAATACATGCTTTTTCGCCTTTGATTCATAATTCATTCTTCCAATATGAAGCGCGATATCGGCTTTTGCTTTCGAATCTTCAGTTACTTTAATTCCCATTTCACGCCATGAATTAACCAACCGTGCCGCGAATTTACCCTTACCGGTTTTTCCTCTTGCGAAATAATTTTTGTTTACATGGATGAGCATTTTATTTCCAAATTCATATTATTTATCATAAAATAGCTGCCATGCCAATTAACCGTTGAACCGATACCACGGTTGCTCAACTTCTGCCACGTTCGCATACATTAAGGACGGCATAAGGCATGGCAACTTTTATATTATTAATCAATATCCACCAAATACCACCGTTTTTTCGTACAACTCCACATCACATCCCCGATTTTATAACTCCCTTCGATCGAAACACCATTAGTATGCTGTTTTCTTTTCGCCCATTTTACGAATTTTAAATACCCCTCCGGTGAATGATCCGGATGATCAACCGCTTTCCAATCATACGGATAACCGCAAACATAATCCCACCATGCTTTTTCCGGCGCATCAACATGTTGCGTCTTTATCCCCAACGCCGTCGTTTTGTGGCGCGTCCTTTTGTATAACAGGTTTACTTCTACTTCCACTATTTTTTCTGGTCGTGGAGCGACGCCGAGGTCGTGGAGTTTTTTCCACTTTTTGAATATCTTTATCACGTACCGTTTCTTCTGTGCTTTCTTCCACGACAGACTGTAAAACAATTGAACGCCGACTTTCTGGCTTTTTTGGTAATACAGTTTCACTCTTCCCTTCGGAATCAACTTCTCGTTCAACAGTATCGCATGGCTCCCCTTTATCCGGTTGTTCGCTCCCACCTGATGCACTCCGTCCTTCGGGCACGGCACATGCGCTCTCTGAATGAATTCCGCTATCCCCTTTATCTCCATTAGAATTCTCCTCTATTTCCTTATACATTCCATTACTAATCAAATCCCAAGCTTTTTTATCTATTTTTGATAATAAAGTTATATCTGGATAATTATCGCCAACATAATCAAATGATTTTCTCAATATTTTTTCTTTAACACCAATTATAAAATGAAACTTCCTATCAGGTCCCCATTCCACCATTGTGCAAAATTTATTTGTATTTAAATATTTTTCAACATTCATGGGATGCCAGAAAGCATAATCATTATGTTTTTTGCGACCTTTCTTATTTCTTTCTGCAAATCTGCTTTGTACGATAATTACATCCAGTTTTGGAAGAATCACATTTTCAAACATCCGCACTTCTTTATTGCTGAAATGATAAAGTACATATGAAAGATACGCGGCATTTGTCTCATCTTTTAACTCACCGTTTTTAATACGTTTCATAAATTTTTTAATACTCATATTTAAAAACGTCGGTTCATGTTCTAATTCAGGAATGTGCTTTTTCGTTTCAAGCGCTTGCTGCCAATATCCTTTTTCTTCTTCCACCCCTGTATAACAATTGGCAACTTGAGCGATATGATATGCGGCGAGTCCGGCATTACATCCCACTTCGAGCACGTTTTTTCCTTTGAATACATTCATATATTTCAACAACATAGGAAACCGAACCTGATATCTGTCAAATTTCTGATAAACAGTTCCATGTTTCGCCCAACTTCCCGACAATTCCCTGTACTGATCTTTTGTCAATAACATTTTAACACCTCCACGAAGTTTCTCATTGCTTGTTCGCGATTACCTATTTTATTAAGGATAAGTTCACGATGAGTTTTATATCGCGTTTTATCCGATGATTTTATCGCTTTTATCGCCGAATCAACATCAAGAGCCTTATATCGCCATGCGGTTTCACCATCAATACAATGATCGCTGCAACCCGCTAACGGAGCATCCGGATAGACGACCGTACATCCGCACAATGCAGCTTCCATCGGCGGATTATGCAATCCCTCTTTCGTGCTGGTAACAACCCATGTATCAACGACATTATATATCCGTATCAAGCTGCTGTAATCCGCATTTTTTACAAAAGAATAAAAATTGCTTTTAACGAATCTCTTTATTTTCTTATTCAAATCGATACCATATCCATAATATCGATAAGTATCACCAAGCTTTTTAACGATCTCCATCACGAAATCAAAATGTTTTCGCGGTTTATCTGATATTAAAAAACCGATACTGTTTTTTTCATGGATATACAAATTATGCCATCGATATGAATCAATACCCTGATAAGCAATACGTGTTTCTATTCCATGGTTCGCGTACCAATCACGCAAATTTTCACTATTTACTATTACTTTTACTTTTGATGCCCATTTGAGCACTTTCCTTTTTGACATTTGATGGTTTTCCAAAAGCCTGCACCAATAGAACAATTTCGCTTTTTTCGGTGCATACTTCAGCATCGGTTTAATATCGCTGACGGTAACGGCGATACATGCATCGGCATCTTCTGAAATCTTATTTACCGGTTTAGGATGTTTAAACCAGCGAAATTTATCCTTTGTCGCGACAATATGAACTTTATGACCAAGACTCTTCAATGAATTCGCGGATTTTAAAATGGTCGAAGTTCCGCCATTGGAATTTAGTTGTGACCAGTAAGGATGATTGGCGTAAAAACAGATATTCATTGTCCCATCAACTTATCTATATATTGAACTGTTTCTTCTTTATTCAATTTTCTTTCCACTCCATTTTCAACTAATATGCTTCCATCTTCTGTGATTTGTATTCCATTACCAGTATACACACCACATCCTTTCATCTTACTACAATCATCATTCTTATTCATTTTTATAAAAATTTCTCCAAGGCTTTTACCACCGTTTTAACGGATGGTTGCCAATTATCCTCATCAAGAACTTTGCACGGCGTATCAAACGGATTCCATATATGTTTATATCTATCCTTGTTGGTTCCTTTTATTGACTTTTGATATTTATTATCGGTCATAATCACCTGAGGACATCCACATAAACTCGCCAAATGTCCCGGCCCGCTGGAAGGAGTAAGGAGCACTTTGCTGCTTGCCAAAATATCACATATAATGTTTAATGAAAAATTCCGCATATCTTCCGTATTATCGATATAATGCGCTTCGGTTCCTATGCAACACACTTTTTTCGGTTTTAAAATTTCCAATAATTTTCGATATCGCGGTTTCGGCCAATTCCAACTTCTCTGCCCGTATTTATCGCACGCCCGCGCATGTATAACAAGATCGTAAGCGCATGCCTTTCGTTTAATTCCATATTTTAAATATTCTCTTTTCCATTCAGAACATATAGAGCGCGTCGGTTGAACGATATGCGTCTTCGGACAATCCCTTATGATAAGTTCTGGCATCTTTACTTTTTTACCATTCAACAACCATCTGTCCGGTAATCCTTTTTTATCGTGAAAAATATTCTCTTTCGCGAAATCACGATAAAGATACTCATGCTCTACTTTACTTACAATAATAGTTTCATCGAATTTTCGGCTATATTTCCTGATGGCAGGAATCCATGTCATTATTTCCCATCCGAATTCTCCAAGCCATGGTCCCGCAAGAAGTGTTTTCAAAAGAAATACTCCTCCGTCGAATTTTTACGATGTGACTTACCTATCACTTTAAAAAAGAATTCCGGTACTTTGCCGCGTTTTTTCATATTGGCTATTCGATTACGTTCTCCCCAATTCGGCGGTCCTATGGTGACCAGCATTTCTCCATAAAATTTTTTATCCCTATCCAATCGTTTCGTTGCTTTTACGCGAAATTCTCCACCTTCATCCATCACCGTTACATACTGAATACCGTCGGTAAGGAGACATTTTTCCACCGCCAATTTCGCCATTTCAGCGCTTTTTTTTAAAAATTCCTCATCCATTTCAACTCTTTCTCAAAAGCTTTTCGCATTTCCTTTGCAACCGTTTTTTTCTTCGCGTTACATGATCGTTCCAGTAATAAATCACTTTATGAATATGCCTCACCTTTTTTAATCCCGTAATGCCGATACAACCAAATATCAAAGCCAAATCACTCGCCGCTTCGAGCCATTTTCCACCATGTTGAAACCATTGCGGTTTTGCCTGTTTGATAATTTTCCATTTGATTGTTTTCAAATGCGATCCACGCCACGGCAATTTCCTGATATCGCCGTTTCGCGGATACGGTTTGCTGATTTTCGTTCTTCTCCCTTTTGAAATCTTTTTATAACTTCCATGAGTAATCATGGTATCAGGATATTTACGATAAACACGTTCAACGGTTGCAAGCGCTTCCTTGCTGATATAATCGTCGGCGTCAACTACCACCGCCACATCGTCATTATCAGGTTTAAAAACATGTTTCGTGAGACCTATAATCGAATACATATTTCTGCAAAGTCCGAAATTGTTCAAATTCGTTGACAAAACAAATCTATTATCATCTTTTATCGCTGCATTCGTTACGATTACTGAATTATCCATCGGCGCATCCAGCGATATGATCGCTTTCCATCGCGAATATGTCTGTCTTCGTATCGATCTTATGCATTTTTCAACTGTTTTTTCGCAGTTTCTTCCTCTGATAAGGAAGATAAATGTAATCTCCATTTTGTATACTTTCGAACACGTCTCAATATCTCTCTTATTTTGGCATTTTCACCCGCTTTTCTTCGTATTTGAAGCCATAACGAATCTTTTTCGAGTTTGGCGAGTAATTTCAGATTTTCAACCGCTACCCGTCCGGCGAGTCTTTTTTTGCCGTGTTTTTTCTTTATAAAATCACCCAGATGTATATCCCTGTAAATTTTCGGCGCATGTTTTTTGTAAACGTTTTTATTTTTTCTCGTCGGAGCGGGCAATCCCGCCTTTTTAACAATTCTATAAAGCATCACTTCGTCATATTCTCTGTACGACGCGGGAATATGACTGTCGATACCGTCCGCAAGATTGTGTTTAATAAAAGAACGATACTTTTTCTGAATTTCCCGCGTTTTTTCAAACCATTCCGGATTCTTAAAAACGAAAGAACCGCCAGCGATTCTCGTAAAATCACCTTTCCATCCAATCCTATTTATATTGTAACGCCTTGGATGCCGGTAAGGACCGCGCACCCCGAAATACGGAAGATTACCCATGGCCGTTTTAAAGAATTTCAGATGAGAAATCTTGTGCGGGAATATAAGAAAATCGATATCCTTTATAAAAACATAGTCATATCCCTTATATTCCTTTTCGTTTACAAGAAATCGCAGACAATTCGTTATAAACGGCCTGTTCGGGTACGATTTGAAACAATCTTCCTTAACTTCCCATCCGTCATACGGAATCATTTTCAAAGCTTCACGGGTATTATCCTTCAATTCTCCTTTAACAAATACTTTAACACCGGCATCCGGATACGCTTTCTTCGTCGTATAGACGAATAAAGGTATAAAGAACTGATATGAATCATTCGTGCAAACGGATGAGAAGCAGAATTTACTCATTTTTTCTTTCCATGCACGCCTTTGATAGTTCCCTTGTTCGCCGATGCATAGAATACGTTCTCCCCTTTTTTGGAACCGTATTCCTGTTTCATGTTCGTCATTATTTTCTTACCCTTTTTTGTCAACGGCATATTATCTCCTTTTCGTATTTTTCCACATTGCGGCGGCGGCAACGTTTTCTCCCGCTTCCTTGCTGCCATATGTTTTCGCGGCTTTTGCGGCTACCTTTCCGAAATTCTTTCCCGGCTTACCGATATCTTTTCCGGCACTCGCCTTTTTAGCGATTCCGCTTTTCTGTTTCTCACTCAATCCGCTTGACGGTTTCATCCTGATGCTCCTTTCTCCACACGAGTAATTTATTTCCTTTTATAACTTCTTGTTTGAAACCCCATTTCAAACACAATTCCCTTCCGCCTTCAGTAGATATACCTGTTACAATAATATTGAAAAATCCCGAACCGGTAATAAATCCCATAATCTGATCGCCGATTCCCTCGCCGCGATCATCCGGATCGTATACAATAATATCAGTCAATATAACCGTTTCATTTATCACCGGTGCGGTACCGTTATTTCTTTTAAAATGCACGTTTTTCGTCAGTATCGCTCTGCCGAGAATCTTGTTATCCTTACCCATTATCGGTATGTTTACCAAAAAATCAACCGGCACACATTCATACTCAACAAACAAACCTTTCCCTTCAATCGCATATCTGGTTTTGATTATATTCATCTCGTACACCATGCGGTCATACTGTGATTTTCTTCCTTCTTTATTCTTAACACCGGGGAATAATCCCTTAATTTTTTCATTTCTATTTTCTCTTTCTTTCTCCGTCTCACTTCGCTTAATATAAGTAACAAGGCTTTGACGAATCCGTTATTATCGACATCCGGACCTTCCTTCTTCACCGACCAGAGAGCTATCGCGGTTCGCATATCCTTCAAATCGTTATGAATGATGATATTGTTTTCTCCGTACATTTTAATACCGAGCGCAATGGCTCCGAATTCATCGTATTTTTCAGCGAAAGCAATGTACAATCCCGACCGCAGAAGAATTTCTCCCAATGGTTGCCGGTCCTCATTGTTATTGAACATTTCATTATTTCCGATAACACGTATTTCCCGGTCATCGTCATAGCACCCTTTATGCGTACTTCTATTCACGATTCTCGCGATAACATCCGGATCGGGATGCTCCTGTTTGAATTCTGCATAAATCCACAATTTGTCAATGAATTGCTGGTATATCGCCGCGATTCCATTAATGGAAAGATCCTTGTTAAGCACCAGGGCGGCATAGTGAAGAACATCCACCATGAAAATGCCGTCAAAAGAAGGATCGGTCAGATGATCGTAATTCCAATCTATGGTAAAATTATTCGACACACTCCGATTATCCGGACGTTCAAATATCTTTTTACTACCCTTATAAAAACAGATTATAACCGCATCGGCCCTGTCCGGACTTCTTCCCACTCTTTTTTTATGTTCCGCTTTCGGTTCGATTTTCATTTTATTATTGGAAGCGGGACGCCACTCTCTCGTTGACATTTCCTCTATAAGATCTTCATCATCGCACAATTCTATCGATCCTATAATTTCCGCCATATAGAACCACATCTCGGAACCGGAATCCGGATACCGATCATCATCGATTTTCGTATTCGATAGACACGGCACCACTTCAATATTATCAGTTTCATTCAACGCCAGTTCATCGCCGATGGGACCGCCCAAACCATGATCATCAATTTTAATTCTTACCTTACTTTTGATTCCGGTTTTAATCCGATATTCACGCAACATTTTCAAGGCATGGCCGATGGTCTCCGGTCCTTTTGTTTTCGGGAATACGCGCACTTCCAACAACTTCATTCCCTGCCGCATCGCGATCGCGGTAAGGTCGTTTCCTTCCCTTGCCGGATCGATTCCCATTTCCAAATAATCACCCGCCGGAACATCCCGGTCCTTCGCGGCATGACAATCGGAAAGAGATATAATTGCCATGGGATTCCCAAGTGGAGGCATCCCCAGAACATACACCCGGTACATATCCGATTCTCTCGGAAACCGCTGCATGCGTTTGAACCATATATTGTTTTTCCGTTCGGAATGTTCGGTGCTTAACCGGATACGATACCAATCATTTTTATCCTTATAATGAGAATCATAGAAGGGACCGGATGCCAAGGTGGGGTTTCCGGCCATAACGATTTTATTATCCGGATCGTTCATTCCCGCCAAGATCGCATCGATAATAACTTTTTCGACATTTGAAGCTTCATCAACCAGCCACAAAACGTGAGTGGCATGAACGCCGGAAATATTCTCCTTGTCCTTGGTAGTCATTATCTGTCCGAAGGCATGCATGGTGGGATCGACATGATAAATTTTCTCACCGGTAAGTCGTATCTCATCGGTAAGATTCGAACCGTCAAGCCACTTCCTTATCTCCGCCCAAAGCGTTGCCTTCAGGTTTTCGTATTTGGGACCGGTGGCGATTACGCGGGATTCATTCCTTGTCCATATCCACCAAAGAGCCAGAAAGGCGAGAGAGCTGGTTTTCGTACATCCTCTTCCTGAAAATATTGACACGTAATCATGCGTGGCCACCGCTTTCAGAATCAATTTTGTCTGCGGTTCAAGCCGTCTTCCGATCTTGTTGGCCGCGACTTCCTCCGGAGTAAGACGTAATACCTGTTGTTCAGTGAAGGCTATGGGGCGGGGATAATAATATTCGTACTTATTGGCGGACATCGGAGGTCTTTTACGCGGCATTCAAAACCTCCAGATTCAAATCATTCAACAATAAATTCTCTTTTGAAAATTCTCTTATTTTTTTATTATACGCTTCCGCCGCATCCATTTCGGAAGCGAAATACCCTATCGGCAAATCAAGAAGATGCGCTTTCCATAAACCGTAATACCCATCCCACTTTACCCCGGTAAACCGCGACACTCCATTGGAAGCCCACCATTTGACCGGTTCTCCCCGTGGATTGATCACCGATAAATTCGCACGTTGCAAATTAAGCGGATTATGGTCCCGGAACTTAAGCAGATAATTTTTTGATATTCCCGCGACAACTTTATGCAGATAAATGAACTGTTGTTTATGCAACAACGGATTGATCCCGAAACGACGGGCATACCTGAAACCTTTTCTCCCATGATTAGCAATACTCCACTTCCAATGATGCAACCAATCGTAAATATCATCGTCAGTAAGACAGTAGATATTTCGTGATAAACAAAAAGCTTTCATTGAATCGCCGAAAGTCGCCGACAGATATAATCGTAACAAAGTTCAGTTATATTCAAACTATTCGGTTCAGAACGGTGAAGCCACATTTCTCGTTGAACATGCGCTTTTACTTCCTCTAATGATGGCAAGCTACGTTTATTGGCGGCATTCGTCGCAGCCTCCCAAATTTTAGAAGCCAATTCAAGGCTTATTCCAGACTCTTCCCCACCATAAAACGCAAACCACTCTCGAACATTATTCGGCGCAATCATAAAAGCTCCTATTTATCTTTACCAAATACCGCGTACAAAATTATCAATGTACTCCTCACATGACTCCTGAAACTCCCTGATAAGCTCCACCGCCTCATTAATGCGATCGGCATCCTCCTTCGATTCGCAAATCTCCTGCGGCTTAATATTTCCACTATACGCAAGGTCATACCAGAAATCATTCGTCGATACCTGACAATTAGACCTGATATTCATGAAAATTCCTCACTCCTTTTTATCAGAATCAGTCGATGCAACAACTTGAGATAAATCCTTATTAGGATCAACTTCATCTAATCCGCATTCTTTAATTATTTTAAAAATCGATATAATCAATCCAGCAATTATTTCAGCAGTATTACCTTTTCTTGTAATATGAACAACATCTCTCTCTTCCTTCATATGAAACTCAAACATCCAACCTCCTCCCATTCACCATTAAATTTCCCCTACAACAATTCAACGTATTCCCATCAACAAACTCCACCCGATCCCCCCTCTGCGCTCCCGCTATAAACCGATGCAAATAAACCTTCCGCACTACCCGCCCTTCACGCTTCCCATACATCACATAATAACCCTCATTGTATTTACCCTTGTTTAAACACCACCTCCTGTCCTTCACCCGCCACCAATCAGACTCATCCACCAATACCACCCGATTACCCACTATCAAAACCTTCGACATTAAACCATCACCATCCTATCCCACGAATATGTTGTGTGGAAATAAAGAGGCGTTCCATAGTGTCAGGCGCGATGAATAAAGCTTCGCTTGATTACAGACCATTCGAAATAACACGGGACGGTCACTTCCCGGAACTTTTTTCGCGCCATCAAACATAAAACGCCTCCATATTTCTACACAACATACCTCGAATACTTATAAAAAGGGTGCTGATGCAACCTGCCCGATACGGATAACCTCTCGGCTACGTTTTGTCCACAACTCCGCCGTCGCTCGGTCGCATGATGTGGCTTTCATTTCAGCACCCTATACATGCTTCCTCCAATTATTGTACATGCGAATCGCCGCCGATACCAAAGCCGTCCCAAGCGTTACAAGCACAACCGCCGTTTTTTCGTCTATCTCTATCCCAAGATGTTGAGCAACGAAAACTATGGCAGCTACCACCAACCCGGAAACCGTAACTCCGGTTGCCTCATTAAGACCCTTCCTCGTCGTAATCGCCAAATCCGCCATAATCACTCCTTTTGCTAAAACATATCATTTACATGCGGAAATCTTATTCCTCTATGTAAACCTTGTTTCCATAGATGGTAATGAAAAATTGACGCGCTGGGGGGAGAGGATATATATATAAAACAAAAGAGTCAAGCGCGTGAGCGGGAACATCCCCCCCCCTATCCTTTCCATTTAGGGCATTTAAGCGTTAAAGGAAATCATAGTTTACATTAGGCATTAGTTTACACTTTTATCATTATGCGACATCCAATAATGGCGTTTCTGATCAAATTTAGCCATTTTAATGCTTATCGATGTCAATAGTTGTGTTATTCTACCAATTACTAGCTAGTTGAATCGTTCTCTATTTGGTTGATAGGGGGAAGGGTAACTTCCTCGAAATCAGCCATTTGCGCGTTTTGAAACGTAGTATACGCTTCCTCTCGTGCTTTAGCTGGTGCAATGGTTATATTTTGCTCAATGTCCACTTTGTCGCCGAAATCTTGCCGATTATACCTTGACATAAACCATTGACGGTGACCCCAAACACGGTCGAAACGGCGTATGCGGTTACTTGTACGTTTGTAATTATCGTCATTTTCGACCTGATTATTGAGTATTTGAACTTCACCTTCAAATTCATCCGCGACTGCGTGCGTACGATGTCGTACGGCAGTTCGCCACGTGTTCAACAGTTGAACAGACACCGATCTCCACAGATACACCGTCGTTTTGGCTAGTCCGTGGCGTTTAACGATATTGTCGATGGTGTCGGTAGTAGTGGCTATTTCGAGGATAATGCTTTGCATTTTTCGGGCGTCATAGTGCTGTAAACCGAAGGGCGTTTTCACTGAAGCAGGGACCAGCAATTCTTTTTCCTCAGATGATAGGTGGGATACGTTCGGTTTTTCCTCCCCTTTTATCACCTGCAAAGCATTTTTATCACTTGTCATGATGCTCCTTTTTTATCTATTTAATAAATTAAATTATGAGCATGCATAATTTAACTCGTTAAATGGCTAAATTTGATCAATTTGACCATAATTAACTAAAAGTTAAATTATACACGTGTATAATTTAACACGTTAAATTATGAGCATGCATAATTTAACACGTGTTAAATAGCGAAATTCGTTCAAAAACGCTATTTAACGAATATTAAATTATGAGCGTGTATAATTTAAACGATTAATAGGGTATAGGGTTTTTGCACGCGCCCTACGGCGCGTGTTTTGTTCTCACTTTAAAATGCAATAAAATGCGAAAACAATGAAACCACTATGGTGAAACTAGCTAGCTAGGGTGAAATTGGTCGATATTATTGCCGTGGGGCGATTGTGGATAGGCTGTACAGCCTATAGTATTATATCCCCTTCCGTAGGTTTCCCCTATTGGTTAATCCTGATTACTAGAGATTGTCACTAATAGGGTAATGGTGTATGGTAAAATTAACCAATAACCGGGAGGTATAATGAGTACTCAGCAATTACACAATGTAGATCAGCTGATCGATTCGGTTGTTAAACATGATGTTCATGACCGTATTATCAATTATTTGGTTAAAATGAATGAGGAAATAATTATTCGAGAATTGAGAGAAAAAACAATCGAATTAATAAAAACTCTCAACGAGTTTATTGAGAATATTGATAACCCACAATAATTAAATAGATCCCTGCGGGGATAAGTAGCACCTTTAACTGTTACTAGGTTTGTAGTCTACGGTACCATTATGGGAGTATTGTCATTGCTGCCACAATGCCGTATAATAGGTATAGGTACTATATATATCAATGAACGATATTAGCTGAGTGATGGAATTAAAAAAGCGGACAGGTTGTGCGCCTGTCCGCTCTGTGCGTCAATAACTATGAGTCTGGATACAATGCATTCCATCATTACTCTATATGATAGCACATTTTCACAAACAATGCAAGTATTTTATTTCTCAACGATTTACAACACTTGATAAATAATAATCTATAGAGTATTCAATAGGATAGTAGGGGATTTTATAGGATGTATTCTAAATGAGAATACGCTTTTTTATATTATTTTATTGACATCGTCTCACAATAGCAGTATATTGGATTGTATAATTAATTAATCAATCACCCATAACCGGGAGGATACATGGCTACATTAAAATTTTCAGTCCGTCAAACTGGTAGGCCATATGGTCCTACTGAACGTATTACCGCAACCGATTATTCAATAGTGTCAAAACATACAACACTATCAGCAGCACAAAAAAAACACTCAAAATTATTATCAGAGATGCGGCAATGTTGCGGTCAAAATGGCTGGGACAATCATTTTGCTATCATGCCAATAGCTGATATTAAAATGATGCAATCATCCACCTGCCCTCATTGTTTTACGACAGTTAAATTTAAATGGATTTGGGAGGCGAACCAATTAAATCCCCATTTCATTCCACCATGCGCATGCGAATACACTGACGATGCATACCACTATGATAAACCGGATAAAAAAATACTCGAACCAATAATAAATAAATGGGCAAATGAAAACAATATTGAAATAATTTCAATATCCTAATCAGGGAAAAAGGCAAGGAAAAAATAAAATACTTTTTTTAACTCTACATTAAATTAATTTATGGAAACAGCCTAAAATAAAAATCCCCTATTCCCGCGTTAACGAGAATAGGGTTTTATCACACCTAACCGGAAAGGGGTTAGATATGAATATTCAAGGAAAGGCAAAAGATCAGATTGAAAAGCTTGTAAAAGAATTTCAATCGGGGAATGTAGTCGAATCTGTGTCTAAAATAGTTATTGTTGACCGCAATATTCCATCATTTAAATGGTCAATGTTAAATCGATGGATGGCCTATGCTCAGACCGGGGATACAGATAGCAGGGGATTCCGGCAATGGGAACAAGCGGGGAGAAGTGTAAACAAGGGCGAAAAAGCCGCATATATCCTTCGGCCTATTCATATTAAAAAGACAGTTAAAAATGAAGAAACGGGGGAAGAATCGGACACTTTTATCCTTATTGGATACGGAAGTATACCGGTATTCGGTGCATCACAAACAACCGGGACACCATTAGAATATGAAAAAGCCCCTGAAGAATTACCAGCCTTAAATGAAATTGCTTCTGATTTGGGAATATCCATCAAATATACGGTTTTTGGTGGGGCTTTTTACGGTTGTTATGATTTTAATAATAAGATTACTCTTTATACTCATGATGAACAAACTTTTTTACACGAACTTTCTCACGCTATCCATCAAAAAGTATGCGGTAATTTAAAAGGTGGGCAACATCCTAGCCAAGAAATTGTGGCGGAATTCTGTTCCTGCGTTTTGGCTAGAATGTATGGCAAAAAGACACCTAATGAAGGGAATTCTTATAAATATATCGAAAGATATGCCCAACAAATAAAGAAAAGTGTTCCCGATTCAATACTTTCCTTTATGTCGGATATCGTAAAAGTTTTGGATTATATCATTGAGAAAAAAGAATCTTTATCAATAGCAACAGCAGCATAAACCAAGGGGGAGAAATCCCCCTTTAGAAAGAAATCAATTATGAATATCATTGAATCTATCGGGAAATGGGGAGTAAAAAGCACTCCTGAACATATGTTTTATGATCGAATAAGAAAACCAAGATCAGGCGATATCGTAAAATTTACAGATAAAGAATATCCCCACCATAACGGCGAATATGGAAGAATAGAAAGTTTTGGGGGATGGAAAGAAGGTGAATATCATATTTGTTGTGGGCTGGGGAGTGCTTTTTTATTTGAAAATGGTCACGTTAGTATTTCAGGTGGGCCATTTGAATCGGTTATCCCCGCAAGATTAATTTCAACAGGTGAATTATATTTAGCACAATATTGGAATTGGGGAAACAATCTACCGGGAGGTGGTCAAGGAGTATACTACTTTTTCCATCGACCGGTTTTTTTATTGGAAAGTAAAAAATAAACCATCTTTGACCGGCGGCAGGTCGATAAACTCGCTGAAAGGACAGTATTATGAACAGGACAATAGGTATTGATTATGGAGCAGGAAAAACGAATATTGATACTGAAAATAATATTCGTTATGGTGTAATTAATGTTAATGAAGTAGTGCAAGCTTTCTATGATAGTGCTGCACCGATAGATTCAAACGCTTGTCCCTATTGCGGGAATACTCCTAAAAGTGGGAATAATATTCATGAAATGAAACGGTGTCCCTCATGCTATCATGCCTTGGAAGAAAGTGATTTTTGGGACAGTGAACCTATCGGCTGGAAAATAGACGATGGTGAATATATCGCAGAAATATCTTCCGACGATACTGATGTTTTTATTTTAAAATCCCCATATTTTACTTATTGTCAGTATTGTTCCCCTTGTGCTCCCGGTGCCGGATATATTATGAATACCGTTAAAGACGGAGTAAAGGCTTATTGTTTTGGCCATGATTTTTTTGACGATGAAAAAGCACCTTATCCTGTTTACTCTGTTGAAACAGGTGAATTAATTGAAAAGGGGGAAGAAAAATGAAAACTAAAATCTTATCCATCACAGTAGAACAAAGAATAGACGATTGCCCTGACACTTCTTTTCTTGGGGAGTATACGAATAAACCATCTTTTTGGGCGATTGATCGTAAATATAATACTTTTGTATGTAAAATTGAACAAAGAGAAAGAATTATCGAACAATTGGAAGATAGAATTTATGATTTAGAAGATCTTGATAATAAAAAAATGGCTAGAATGAAAAAAAGAAAAGTAAAAATTGAACAGTCTTTTCCTTCTGATTGTTTTCTTGATCGTAATCAATATAGATATTTTATTCCATGCAATCACCTTCCCCATAATCCTAAAAATTGGATTCATGTTCAAGGCAAAGAATTAGAAAAAGTCATAAAAGAACACGGAAGCATTAAATCCGCTGATATGCATTACGCAATTGAAGATTATAAACGGATGGAATCACTCAATAGGGGTGACTGGTGTTTTATTGGAATCATGGCAAAGGCAACAGTGCAAACCGAAAACGGAATTACTCAGCATATTACTTCAGGGGGCTTATGGGGGATTGAAAGCGATTCCGGCAATTATATCAAAGAAGTAGTAAAGGAACAACTATCCTCATTAAAATGTGAATTGCTTTCTTTCGGCTTTTCAGAAAGAGCTATTCACTATGCCATGAAAAAATGGGATGGTGAAATAATAGAAAAATAATATCCACTAAAAAAGAAAAAAAATTATGAAAAAGGAAATTTCTCAAAAATTAAAAAATAAAATTGTCGGACAATCAGCGAAAATGAGAGATAAAAATGATACCGTTATTGAAGGCGTTATCATCGGACGGCTTGCTGAATTCCCGGTTTTCCGTACTCTTGACGGTCTCATTACAATAGAATTATCATGGAATTTAGCTTATCGTGCAGTTTTTGAAAACGTCTATATAATAGGATAAACAAACCATCTTATTAACCGGAAAGGGGTTAATATGTCAACCGAAATTAAGGCTATATATGACAATGAGGGGAAAACAATCGACCGGTATACGGTATATTTCAATTCGTATAATGAAATCATTGACGGAAACCCTGTTTATAGTTGTGTGGCAATGAATGAACGGCCATTTCATCCCTTTGGTTTCTGCAATCACAATACGGGTATATTGGGGGAACACAATGGAAAAATCATTCCCTTCAAACAATTACCGGATATTTGCCAAAAAGCTGTTTTACTTTTATTATAACAAGATCTGAATTGAAAGAAAGAATTCATTGCCGGAATATTGCCGAAAGGTTATTATTAAAGGATTGTATTAACCAATAAAAAAGGAGCGTGACGCAATGAAAAGATTTTTATTGCCGTGCATTATACTGTTTTTTGTTCCGACAATTAATGGGCAAAATATATATGTTAATGGTCAAGCAAAAGATAATATTGGAAATAGATTAATTTATAAAGTCAAAGAGAACATCAGACAATCAAAAGGAATGATTTTATATCCTTCGGAAACCGGTTCAGGTATTCAAATCAACATAATTACTTTAGATGCATTAGAAGATAATTTATCCACAGTATATTCTATTGTATGGACATGGACCACTTCAAACAATTTTAAATCATTTATTACTCATCATGTTGGTATGTGCGGAAAATATAAAATAAATGATGTTGCCGAACAAATTGTTGCCGATACGGATGAAATTATTATGGAATTAAAAAAGATAATACTTGATATTTATAACGAAAATCAATAATACTCTATGAAGGAAAGCAAACGCCAAAATATTTTTTTAACTCAAAAACAATAGAAAGGATGGAAAAATATATTGCCATGGCGTAGTTGGGCCTTGTTACGCATTGCAAAGCAAAGGTAATGCCAAGTATAGCAATGTATTGTGTTGTAAAGGTATAGTGTAGCTGGGCCATGTTGCGCTGTGCAAAGGCAAAGCGTAGTTAGGCAATGTAGTGTATGGCAAAGGTAATGCGAAGTTGGGCCATGTAGCGTAATGCAAAGGCATAGCTCTGCGTGGTATAGTTAAGCCATGCAAAGGCATTGCATAGTTGTGTGAGGTAATGCAAAGGCATGCCTTGAGCAAAGTAAATTTTCCCTGTCCCGATTCACTGCCTTCATTGTATCAGGCGGATGAAGGTAAGGAAAAAGGCAGGGAAAATTTATAATTATTTTCGCTAATGCAAAGTAATGCAGCGCTTGTCACCGCAAAGGCACGGTTTAGTTTGGCCCCGTGTTTCTAAGCGAAGCAAAGGCGAAGCATTGTGAAGATAGGTGATGATAAGCAAAAGATAAGTAATGTTTTGTAAAGTTTAGTAATGCACAGGCATAGTTCTGTATTGTATCGTATAGCACAGCAAAGGCATGGTGATGTACAGTGAAGTTCAGCAATGTACAGTAAAGACTAAGTCAGGTGTAGTACAGCAAAGCAATTGTAACGCACAGCAAAGGCATAGTTCAGTATAGTAAAGTTAAGCGAACCATCGGCAAAGTATAGCGGAGTATAGCTTGGCAAAGACTATGTTTGGTGCAGAGGGGTGCAGCTAAGTACAGCAATGGCGATGCATAGAAAGGTGGTGGGAAACACTGCACAGGCTAGGCAAAGTGGAGCATAGCTTGGCAAAAGCAAAGCGGGGCGTCGTTTTGTGTTGTATGGCAAAGCAAAAGCAATGTGAAGCAGGGTCTTGTTTAGCACAGGTAATGCAGTGTATAGTATTGTGTGGCAATAGCACAGCGGAGCTGTGTTACGCACCGTTTGGCATAGGCATAGTTTAGTGAAGTAATGCATAGCATAGGCAGAGTCTGGAACAGTACCGTTTGGCACAGGCATAGTTAAGCCCCGTCATATACAGTTGCGCATTGTAAAGGCTGGGCGTAGTGATGCATAGTGAAGCACAGGCAAAGCTTGGCAATGTAATGTATAGCTCAGGCAAGGCGTGGCAAAGCATAGTACAGTCGCGCACAGGCAATGCGAGGCGCAGTATGGTGTTGTATTGAAAAGCAAAAAGGTTTCGTCTCGTTTTTTGAGGCGAAACCACTACTTTAACTTTAACAAAAGGAGTCCCATCATGAGATACGCAATTGCCGTTTTGAGACACGCAAAACAACCAGACATCAAATGTCTGGAAATGCCGCAATTTTACCGCTCTATAAAAGAGATAGCTGTTCCTCATGCTTTATTGTTTGAAGATTTATCTAAAGCTCTTCAGATAAAAAATGAATTGGATATCAGCCCTTATATTGCCGAAGGGGATGAATGGGCAAAACCCGACTTCTATGTAGTCAATCATGTCGTCGCCGATTACATCCGTACGGCACGTTTTGGTAATGAAGATGTATATGAATGGAAAAAATGTTTCTGTGAAAAGAACAACGGCGCACCTTGTCGGGAATGTTTTATATGCATGCGTTTTCGAATCCTTTCAGATCGAAGATTCATTATTACTCATCGTGAAGTTGAAAAGGAAGGAGTAAAGGCATGAAAATGTCGGTTATTCTCATACTATTATGTCTATTTTCCTGCAACAGCCTTCGAGGACCAACGGGTCCGGCAGGTCCGGCAGGTCCGCGAGGACCACAAGGAGAACAGGGAGAACCGGGAGAAATACGTCCGATTGTAAAAAGCGGTATCCTTTATTCTTCTGAAAAAGTGGAAGGAAAAGATTATTGGGAAATCATATTACTCGGACATGAAGATTTTTTTGTCATGTTACCTGATACCATACTTATTAATTGTTATGTCCGTAAAGGAAGTGGGTATATGTGGCATTCCCCGATTTGGTATTATGGTAACTGGTATATAAGAATCTTTGATGATGAGGAATGCGATCCCGGTGATGAGTACATAATTACCGCTATTGTTCCCGATTAATTCTATTTAATCTTCCATTAAAGCCCGTTTATACGGGCTTTTTTATTGGTTTTATAATAAGACAATTGTTATACATAATAAATATATTGCAATCGTATAATTTATTAGATATATTTATGGAAACAATTAATTGATCGGAGATATTATGAAAAAAACAATGGTTACGCCTTGGAACAAAATCGGCATCTCAATAAGAGGTGTTTCGTCATGGTCGGCTGCGGTAAAAAGAACAAATTTGATGTGGAGCGTATCCAAGCGTCAGCTTTGTTCATTTCAAAATAATAAAAAAGTTCCTACTACGGCTTGGGGAGTCTTCCGGGATGATACAGATGATTTTCTTGAAACCGTGGAAGCGAAAACCGACATATTACAAAATTCATCGGCATTTAATTTCGTTGATGAGTTTTTAAAAAAGATCCCCGGTGCCGAATATGATACCGCCGGATCACTCTTCGAAGGTAAATGTATTTTCGTTATTCTCAAGCTTCCCTATACCATTAAACTGGCTCCCCCTCCCCATGAATTGTTACATTGTTACCTCATGTTCCAAACGACGCATGACGGTTCAATGAGGCATATGCGGCATCTGAAAAACAGTGCGAAACTGATGCTGGTATCTCTCTCAGGTGCCATATTACCACTTACCATTTCCATTAACGGTACTGGTATATCAGTTATTAAACAAATAGAATCGATACACCGCAAACTCAATGCTTTGTTTCAAAAAAGCATCGATGATGAAATGTTTGATATCATAATGAAAAAAATTTTTGGAAAAAACTGTTATGATTCTTCCAAAAAGAAAAATCAGATCGAATTAATAAAAAAATGGTTCGATGAAAGCAGTGAGAAAAATGCTTATACCTTGTTGGTGACCTATCTCATTTGGATAGATCAGTACCGGACCACCCGAAAAACAAAACGGATGGCCAATTTAAACGATCACCAAATACAAATACAATCCTCCATCTTTTATGATGGTGCGGTAAAAAAGGAAAAAGCGTTTTTTAAATTAATAAAATTATTGAACAATTAATCTTGAAAATATTCAATAATAATTATATATTTTTAAAAAGCAACGATTAAACGAGGTTTATTATGAATAAAAACCGTCCCGGACGGGGACGTATCATTCCCCCTGAACAAAGGGGATGTAAACCGACCGTGAGTGGTGATCCGAATGATCCCACTGTCAGCTATACTATAAGAATTCCATTATCCCTTAAAAACTTCTTGTTAAAGATCGGTCCAGAAAACTTAAGAAAGATGCTGAAACGGGAAAAACTGCGATATGGTTAAATTCATCTTTCAAGGAAAAAATGGTCCTGTTTTGGGATTAGGACTAAGTGAAGAAAATATCCGTCGATTAAAAGACGGTCAACCGATCCTTGTCGAAGGTGGATCGCTAAATTTAAATCATGATATTTTTATCATGTACGGCAAAACGGAACAATCAATTGCCATGATTCTTTCACCCTATATAGATCCCGATACCGTAATTCATAAGGAAATGTAAAAAAAATGAAACGATTTATTTTTTTTATAATTTTTATTATTTCTTGTACTGAAAATGTACAAGTGCAAACCAATGTACAAGTGCAAACTAAAGTATCTATATTAATTGATTATAGTAATATTAATTTCCTTTTTGTAATGGGTAAAATTTATAGTGATCTGAAAATTTATGATGGAAAAATATTACATACTCATCTTATATGTTCAATTCCTCCGACTCATTCAGGAATTATTAAAGTAGATTCTATGACAATGCTAATATCCGAATTTACTTGTTCTTATACTTTTGAAGAACAAGGATATATTGATGTTAATGATACGGATATTATTATAAGAGATACACTTATAGCATCAGAAGATTATGATTGGATATTTGAACCTTATAAACCAAATTTTTAAAAACCAACAAATGAAATGCCAGGGTCCGCATTGATACATGTTAGCAATGAGAAGGTCCCCCTACGTCGGCAATTCCTTCCGATGTGTATCATCACCGGCTTGGCATTTCATTTATTACAAAACCATTATGCCTGAAGAAAAACATCCCCTTTTATATATTGGATTGAGTGAAGAAAATTTTAATCAATTAAGAAATGGCGAAACGATTCTTATTGCCGCCGATGAATTGAAATTGAATCGCGATCTGAAAATTTATTACATTAAAACAAAAACAGAGCGTGCCAAAAAACTCACCCCGATTGTAATTCTCTCCAATACTGTAATGACGGATAATACATGATTTCCGATTGGAGATCACCCGATAAAATCTCCATTCTTCCTTCCACTTATGAAGATTGGGGAATACAGAATAGATTACAGAGAGTTTATCGCCGCCGTCGTGATGGTATGTCCGTTATCGTTACGGAAGAAAACCATGATGGAAAATGGTGGCAGCATGTATCGTGTGCATTCAATAAAAAAGGTAAACTTCCTTCATGGAATGATCTAAAAGAGGTAAAAAATATTTTTATCGGGAGATTCAAAAAGGCGATACAGATTTTACCCAATGAAAAAAATTATGTAAATATTCATCCTCAATGTTTGCATTTATTTCATTGTCCCGATGATGGACTGCCCGATTTTACTCATGAGGGTATGTTGTGAATAGTTAATAGCAATTTAATTGATAATACAACAAAGGAATTTTATTAAGGGCGATAGATTTTTCACGACGGTGAAAAATTGACAAACAGCAGTTCCTTTCCGCTTGCTGCTTCGCCCCCTTTTTTGCAGAAATGAACATTATGATAATTCTCCCTCCTAAAGACATTTCATACCTAGATGATATTTTATTGGAGAACAATTTATTAAAGATTCTTCCGGCGCATATTTACGCGGCATTGCCGCCGGAAGATTTAATGCTGTACGGACATTTTAACGGCATTTACTGTTTCCCGACCATTGAACTGGCGGAATGGTTATCGGAGAGAATAAATATCGCTTCCACTATTGAAATCGGGGCGGGACATGGAGCGCTGGCGCGTTATCTGAAAATTCCCGCGACGGATTCAAAATGTCAGGAACGTCCCGATGTCAAGGCATATTATATTAGTACCGGTCAACCCCTAACCAAATATCCTGAGGACATTATTGCTCTTGATGCGGTTGATGCGATAAAAAAATACCAACCCGAAACGGTAATTGGTTGCTGGGTCACTCACAAGTACAAAAAGACTGAACATGATCGCGGCGGCAATATATATGGTATCGATGAAGAATTTATATTAAAAAACGTCAAACAATATATAGTTGTCGGGAATGAAAACGTTCATGGAAATAAGAAAATCTTGAAAATTAAACATAAAGAATATCAATTTTCTTGGCTATACAGTCGTGCGACGAATCCCCGGAAAAATATCATTTATGTCTGGAATTTATAGATCGGTTTTTTAATATCCGTTATCATTCTGAATTCCCATTTTTTACGTTGACAATATTCATAGACTTGTTTATACGGCCATCCTTTCATATACTGAATAATCGGTGCGCTATCAATAACATGATCATCTATTATTTCACCGCCAGCGCAAAAATAAGAAGCTTTAATTTGAAAAAGCACTATGGCGTTGCTTTTCTGTTTACGTTAATAGTTTTTGTGAAATATCCGATAGCAACTGGTATTGTTTCGATCCATATAAATTAACCGATATTGGCGAGACCAACAACTTCAAATTCCGCTGATCTTCCACCGTTCTCCATCTCTTGACAATATCCTTTTCCGCTGCTTTATAAGCCATATAATCGGATACATGGTGTCCGTAACACATTCGGAGAAAGTGTACATCGTCTTTTTGTTTCGCATGAGAAGACAGAATATATCCTCCGTATACCGACATTACACCGATGCCATTATATCGCATTAATTTAATAAGGCGTCTGATACGGGAAGGCTTGCAGTGCATTTTGTTCGCCAAAACTATTGCCGATCGATAAATGGTCGGATCGGCTTGTAAAATTTTTAATAATCTTTCCATGCCTTCTTCCGTTGCCTTTCGAACTGCCATTCGAACTTGATTCATTAGTGCTCCTTAATGAGAAGTGAATTGAATATTATAAAAACAGAGTTGAATTCAGGGCGCTTGCTTCTTTGGAAGCGGTAATGAGCGCGGCGGCGCACTCTTTGTAGAATTTCGCTTTCTTTAATAAATCAATCACCTCTTTGGCATCCTGAGGCGAAAGAGATTTCAGTTGTTCAACTAACTTTTGTGGTAAAATAATATCACTATCACTATCGGTAGCAGGATCGGAAGGGATATCAGTTATATTAGGCGATTGAAAAGTTCCGGCTGACCTTCTTTTTTTAGAAACACATTTATATATATCATCTAATAAAATAATTTCATACTGATCTTTCAATTTCTGTCGAACCGCATATATTAAAGTATAAAGCATAGAATTGTTTTTTAATTTTAAAGCTGACATAAGAATATTTTTATTTATTCCTTCATTCGACTCCAATAAAAGATCTTTTAATATGTTTGATTTATTTATTCCGTCTTTCAGGGATCGGGCGACTCTTCTTGTCAAGTCACCATTATTTTCCTTATTGCTTGTGAATAACTCCGGTTCCGGAGAAGAATCGGTATTGTTCCGTTGCATTATATATCTTCCGTTTTTATCGGCAATGAAATCAAATTGCGGAAATTTTACCCGTGCGCGTTTAATCGTTGAATACGTACTCTGTGTACTGCTATGGCCAAAACGCGTTTTTAACTCTTCAATAGAAAATCCCGCAGGATTTTCTTTTAACAATTCAAACAGTCTATCGGTACTGCTGACTAATTCCGCCATAAACCCTCCTTTATTGATGATGTTTCCGTCCGACGGACAGGGAATAAAACAAGAAATTAAAAATGGATAATTTTTTACTTTTTTTGTTGACTTATTTATTGTTAAAATAATATAATCTAATTATTTGAGTGACGGTCTGGCAGGACCGTCACCCTTGGAGAAAAAGGGCGGAACCGCGAAATTCCTAATAAGCCATGAGGCTTTTATACCCTTTTTGTATCCTAATATATTCTTTAATTGATAGGTCAGTCAACTTTATTTTCAATTTTTTTTTCAACTTTTTTTTCAATAAAAATGGAAAGTCGGATTTTCGAATGGCGGAGATAAGAACCGGCATCCCGGTACAAATAAAGCGAAAAGGACGCAAGCCCCTGTTTGACGACAAAATTAATTGTGTCGCGGGATGTCCGGACAAATATCTCCATGAACGAAAAAAAAGTAAAACGGAAGCCATCAGGCATCGTGCGATCATGCTTGGCTTTTCCGTGCAAACATTCGCCGCGCCTGAGGGCGGATGGAATATCAGAATTTTGCAAGTCGAAGAGAAAGCAAGCGATGAAAGCAAATCGGAATAAACTGGTTCGCGCATATAATCAACCGCCTCTCAGTGAGAAGACAAGTGCTTTCCGTCTTCGTGCTGATGCGCTTAACTGTTCAGGAAAACTCACCCTCATGAAACTCTTTCTTATGATTGTTCTTTGTTCAATTGTTTATATAATAATCCTTTTTTTAATTCTATCATTATTCAACTTAAATATCAATAAAAATGTGAACCAAGAAAGGCGGCAGCGCGTGGAAGAGAAAGACATTCTTAATCAGACTTGCAAACCGTGTGCTTATCTGCACAATGAAGGTCCGTTACCACTTTGTTTGTCTCTTGAGAGAAGTTACTATCATGCCTCAGGCCAAAGTCTCTTCCCGGAAGCGCATGAATGCGGTAAAGGCAGATGCATTCATTATAAAGAAAGTCAGCTATTATTGAGACATAACGGAAAAAGATATATGGAAAGTCTGATTGGATAAACTGCATAGTGTATGGCGCGTCCGAAAAAGGAAGGACTTGACGTTTTTCCGCTTGAAGTGACATTCAATGATACGGTTGAATCAATGATTGCAATGCATAAAAATGGATTGACATGGTTAATACGATTCTGGCAAAGCGCGTATAAAACAATGACGGGAACGGTTGATCTGCGGGGACCATTTACCGAACTGTTCCGGAAAAAATGCAGTGTAACACCTGAGGAACACGAGGCGATTCTCGCGGATGCGATAAAAAACGGAATTTGTCGTGAAACGGAAAAAGGGGTATATATCTCCCCGAAGGCACAGGCAACGCTTGCCGACAAAGCGAAAAGACGTGCCGCCGCGACCAAACGGTTGAAAAAACCGACGAAACCGCTGGTCCCTATAAAGGAAAAAGAGGAAGAGAAACAGAAACCCGTACCGCGAAAAAAAAGAAAGGCCCGGATTACCGTTCAATATCTCGATACCGTCTATCTGACCGATGAAGAGTATGAGCGATTAAAGAAAGAACTTGGCGAACGATTTCTTAAAGCATGCATAAAATATCTCGATGAATACTTGACCAATAACCCGAAGAAACGCAAACAGTATCAGGATCACAACAAGGTTATCCGCAATTGGGTGATCGACAAAATACGGGAAAGAATGCAACCGGCACCGGAAAAGGAACCGGAGAAACAAGTGAGCATGACCGATGATGAGAAACGAGAACAAATTGCCGCAACGGAAGACGTCGTTGCCGGAGTCCTCAGAAAAATCGGAAGAACCGTTTGATTATGACGCGGCGATCGCACGGATAATGGAGCAATGGGGCGAACACCGCAGAAAACCGGTGGAAGAGCATTGGGCCAGTAGGATATGACGCCCGTTCCGTCGCGCGACCGCCGCCGACGCAACGGCAATGACATCGTGAAAGAAACATGTCCCGAATGCGGTGCGCCGTGGGACCGGGAGCACAACCGATGTACCGCTAATTGTCAATCAATGGAGGTTTTTGATGAGCAAATTGAAAGCGAAAGATCCTGAAGAAGTCAAACAGGGTAAGGCGAAAGGACTTCTTTTCGGAGCGAGTGGAGTGGGAAAAACATGGTTTTCCCTCACATTCCCAAGGCCGTATTATATCGATACCGAAGGGGGAGCGGACGGAGTGGAATACCAGAAACGTCTCAAAGCGGCGGGAGGCGCGTACATGGGACCGGAGGAAGGAGCGCTTGACCTTTCGGCAATCGTTACCGAAATGCAATCGCTTGCCACCGAAAAACATAATTACGGTACGCTGGTGATCGATTCGATCACGAAAGTTTATCAGACTTGCATCGCCAACGAGGCGGAGCGTCTCGCCGAACGTGATGTCTTTGGCGCGTCGAAAAAACCGGCGATCGCGCAGATGCGCCGACTTGTCAATTGGTGTATGAAACTTGACATGAACATCTGGTTCATCGCGCATGAGACGTCGGAATGGGGTACCAATCCCCGAACCGGACAACGGGAAGAGACGGGAAAGTGTCCCGACGTATGGGAAAAACTCGTTTATGAGCTTGATCTGGGATTGCGGGTGATCAAACGCGGCACCGTCTATCCGCCAACGGCGATCGTTTATAAAACGCGCCTCGCGGGTTTTCCCGATCAGGAAACCTTTTCCCTCGATTACGAGGAGTTTTCGAAACGGTACGGCAGGGAGAGTATTGAATCGAATGTAAATCCTATCACGATCGCGTCGGATGAGGATGTCGAGGAAATCGAACGGATGGTGGCGCTCCTTAAAATCACCCCTGAGGAAACGACGAAAGTATTGACCAAGGCGGGAGCGGACAATTGGAACGAACTTACCGCCGATCAGGCGGCGAAAACAATAGAATGGTTAAACGGCAAATTGAAAGGCGGAAAAAAGAAATGAGGTTCAAAACCTATTCGGAAAAAGATCTACCGAGAAAAATCATCGATAAAGGCGTTTACGACGTCGAAGTGATCGAAGCGATCGATCAGGTAAGTAAAAACGACAAGGAGATGATCCGGCTTACTATTGCCGTCTGGTCGGGGGATCGCGTCGTCAACAGAATCTATGACTATCTGCTTGATGAAATGCCCGCTAAACTCCGCCATGCGTGCGATGCTTTCGGGCTGCTGGCGAAATACGAGACGGGAAGCCTCAGAGCCTTCGATTTCGAAGGTCGTGTCGGTAAAGCGAAAATCGGCATCGAAGTGGATAAAAACGGCGTCTATCCCGACAAGAACAAGATCGATGATTACGTGTGCCGTGAAGCGAAACATCTGGCGGACCAGAACAACGCTCCTCCAGCGGATTCCGATCTGCCATTTTAACGGTGTTTGGTAAGGTAATGCAAAGGCACCGTGGGGTGATGTATTGTCAAGCACAGGTACAGCACGGTTTTGTTTAGCATAGGCAACGCATTGTTATGACATGTTTTGTTAAGCACAGGCATAGTGAAGCAATGTAAAGTTTTGCACAGGCATGGTGATGTAAGGTTTGGTAAGGTGATGCACAGGCAATGCGCGGTGGAGTTTCGTTATGCACAGGCACGGTTTGGCAAAGCACGGCTTCGTTTTGCATAGGCGGTGTGGCGTTTAGTAAGGTGAAGCTTGGTCATGCACAGGCAGTGCGCGGTGAAGTTTCGTTATGCACAGGCAAGGCAGGGTAATGTTTGGCCCAGCACAGGCTAAGCTTGGTGTTGTTTGGTAAGGCACAGGAAGAGCAAAGTGAGGTTTAGTATAGCACAGGCGAAGTAAAGCATAGTCAAGCAAAGGCAAGGAGCGCGTATGACGAAAGATTCGCTGATGACTCCCGATGAATTGAGTGAGCGATTAAACGTCAGTAAGAAGTTCATCGAAAAATACATGGCGTTACGGCGTCTGCCCGGTATGGTAAAAATCGGGGGAATTTATCGGTTCAGGCGTGCCGATATTGAAAAACGACTGACCGGCGGAGAGTTTTTATTGCCGGAGAGAGGAAGAAAAAAATGAGCTTCTACATTTGCGGCAAAGCCGTAAAAGAGTGTGAAGGGTGTCCCTCCGCCGTCCCGCACAAATGGAGTCCTCGATGTATGCTCGGCGGCTGCCGGGAATACGCCGACCGGTGGAAAAAAGACATTCCGACCTGTGAAGAGTGTCCTTTCAAAAACACCTGCGTGAAATACGAACAGGGCAATCGATACGATATGTCGAAAACGCCTGAATTCTGTCCGATATACGCCAGCAAAATCATCTATAATGCGGTATGCGTAAAAACATTATAGCAGTATGCGTAAAAGCGTAGAAAATATACCCTCTCCTCCCCTACCTGATACTATATTATACTCAGATACCCTCCCTGAAAAGGGAGGAGATATGCGAGTCTGGTATAAGGATGATGCAAACGGGGTCCGGTGGTATTACGTTGACCGGGCATACCGAAACGGCGCGGGAAAGGCGCGTCACTTCCGCCGCAAGACGGATAATTTCGATCAGCATTTAAAAAATCAGATCGAAGCCCGTTCATTGACGGGAGATTGTTCTTTGACATCGTTGCGATTTTCCAAATGCGTGGAACTTTATTTGAACGAGCGCGGACGCGGGGGATTTAATCAGGCGTGTTACGACCGGTCGATTAAGGAGCTGGGTCGCCTGTTTCCCGACAAACAGATTTTCGCCGCCGGTTACAGCCGGTATGTCGGGAATCTTGAAGGGAGCGACCTTGCGGTCAATACGGTCAATAATTATAAAATTATTGTCCGGTCGATCTGCAATTTCGCTTATGAGACCGGTCGGTGCGGTCGGGCCACGGTCAGAGATTGGAGGATCAGGAAAGGCAACGAGCGCAATCGGATTCTCTCCGACGGCGAAAAAAACGCCCTGATCAATTATTTGACCTTACATAAATCCCATATACTCGAAGCGGTAAAATTCTCCCTTATTAATCCCATCCGCAAGGGGGATCTTTTCAGTTTGCAACGAAAAGATCTTCAGATGGATGTCTCGCGATGGGTCGTTCGTTTTCAGGCGAAGAAAACGAGAAATAAAATTCGGGTGACGATCCTGCCGAATATCGACATGGATTTTGTCCGGTACGCCCATTCGTTGCCGGGGGATTGTCCGTGGCTTTTTCCCATGTTGGAACGGAAAAACGGAAAGGTTGTCTGGAAAAAAATCAGCGATCCCCGATGGCATTTCGATACGGTTTTAAAACAGGTGGGGATTTATGATTTCAACTGGCACGATTTGAAGCATTGCGCGGAGACGTATTTATTGCGGCAGGGATTCACCTATGAGATGTTGCAGAAAATGGGTATTCAAACGAGTCCGAAGACGCAGCATATTTACGATAACCGTCGTCAGATTGATATCATAAATGACGTATTATGTAGCCCTCAGGTAGCCTTTCCGGTACGGAAGACGGCATAGAACCATTGGTTTTATTGGGTGAAACCTACTCCGTCGTAGAGTTGCTAAACCTGCGTAGGGGCAACTCTACCGGAGGTTCAAATCCTCTCCCCTCCGTTTTTTTAACGAATTTGGGCACTTTTTTTAAAAACCTGCTTTCCATCATGAGTATTTTTATCCTCAAATATACTATCATCAGGGCCAATTGTAGTCTTTTTGTAGCCTCTGAGAACCAAAAAATTAATTCGGGAGGGTATCAAAAATAGAGAATCGATACAGAGGCGATGCATGGTATGGTTCAGTATTGTTATGCACAGGCAGAGCATGGTTAAGCCAAGCACAGGCAAAGCGAGGTAGAGCGAAGTCAGGTGATGCACAGGCACAGCAGAGTAAAGTTAGGTCATGCACAGGCAGAGTGATGTCTAGTAAAGCATAGGCGTAGCGATGTGCTGTTATGTACAGGCACAACAGAGTAGAGTTTGGTATTGTTTAGCACAGGCATGGTCTAGTTTTGTTTGGCACGGTAAAGCAAAGGCAAAGTGCTGTAAGGTGAAGCACAGGCATGGTCTGGTTTAGCTTGATATTGCGCGGCACAGGCAATGTAAAGTGAAGTAAGGTGATGCACAGGCGATGCATGGTATAGCAATGTATGGCACCGGCATGGTGCAGTGATGTTCAGTAAAGCATGGGCACGGTGCTGTGAAGTGTTGTATAGCAATGGCAAGGTGAAGTAGTGCATTGTGTGGCAAAGCCATTGCTTGGTGAAGTGCTGTAATGTCGAGCATAGGCAATGCATAGTGAAGCATTGCTCTGCAAAGGCAAAGCGTGGTTTAGTGATGCAAAGGCATAGTTTTGTGACGTGCTGTTTCGTAAAGCATAGACTATGCGTTGTGACGCTGTGTATTGCAAATGAAAGGCGAAGTGGTGCATGTCGCTGTATGGCAAAGGCGAAGTAAGGTGAAGCACTGTGATGCATTGTGGAGCACAGGCATAGTGAAGCATTGTGCAGCATAGGTAAGGCAAAGCGGTGTGTTGTTTCGTCATGCACAGGCATGGTATCGCGGCGTTTAGTGCGGCAAAGGAACGGCAAAGCTTGGCATGGCGATGGTAAAGCGTTGAGTAGTTTGGCACAGCACCGGCAAAGTAAGGCGAAGTAGTGTTTAGCATAGCATAGGCAAAGCATAGTGAAGATAAGGAACGCGTCGTGAAGTCAAGCACCGGCAATACATGGTAAAGCACCGTTTGGCCTTGTTAAGGCGAAGTATTGTGTGGTATGGTGTTGTGGAGCATTGCACAGGTATAGCATGGTGCTGTTATACTTTGTGTAGCGCGGGAAAGGCATGGTAAAGTAAGGTTGTGCCTCGTGTACCACAGGAATGGCAAAGTGAAGTTATGTAATGTGGGACAAAGGCTGAGTAACGTTAAGTAAAGTGATGCATAGGCATGGCAACTCGCGGTAACGTATTGCCCGACGAAGCAAAGGTAAAGCATAGCAATGTGACGCGCAGCGGGGCGAGGGTAATGCATAGTAATGTAATGTGCAGCGGGGCAGGGGTAATGTGAAGTATAGTTTAGTCGCGCAAAAGCTTTGTATGGATTTGCGTAGTTAAGTGTTGCAAAAGCAGGTCGATGTAACGTATCGTATGGAACAGCACTGTTTTTTTTAACCATTTTGGAAAAAACCAATTGGATCAAATAGAAAGGAGATGTTCGCGATTGTAAAGTGCTGTATTGCAATGTGGGGTTTTGCAACGGCTGAGTTGAGCAAGGAATAGTTTGGCGATGCAAAGGTATAGTGTAGTATTGCTAATCAATGCAAAGGTAAATCAACATTCAATTTTATCAGAAAGGTTTAGTATGAAGACGCTCAAAGTAAAAATCACTTTCCAAGAAGAAGTGTTGGGAACAGCAAGTCCGTCAAAAGAAATCCACGCGGAATATATAGCCAGCAAAGCTCCCGACAAACTAACGCGGGAAGAAGAAGTGGAAGCTATCGGGATAGAAGAAGTCGTTGAAAAAGCAATGACTATCTTCCCACGCGATAAGGATAGTAATCCCATCTTTTGGGATTACCAGTGGAAGGGATTTTTCAAAGATACCTGCGCCGCTCTCATGCGCTGTGAAGGATTCGAAACGTATAAGGCATCAAAATCCGAATCGGGTAAAGGAAAGAAAGGAGAATTAAGAGCATATAAAAAGGTGATCGATGGATGTATTTTCGTTCACCCGAGAATGATTGCCATCAAAGTAAAAGGCAAAATGGGAAACTGTCAACGTCCTCTTCGCGGAAATACCGCGCAGGGAGAGAGGATTGCTTTGGCGAACAGTGAAACCGTCCCCGCAGGAAGCACCTGCGAATTGGAGATTCAATGTTTGAGTGATTCCCATGAAAAGTTTGTGCGTGAATGGCTTGATTACGGCCAATTGCGCGGCATCGGACAATGGCGTAACTCCGGCAAAGGCCGCTTTACCGTCAATTACTTGAAATAAGCCATGCTTTGGCAATCCAAAGTATAGGAATGCCCGGTGCGGTCAAGCATCGTTAATGCTATGTATTGCAGGGTGGTGTATGGCACAGGCATGGTATCGTTAGGCATAGTAAAGTTAAGCATAGGCAAGGTAAAGCTATGCATTGCCTAGTAATGGTTTGGTAAAGCAGGGCCGGATACGGTGGAGCAAAGCACAGGCTTGGCGAGGCGTTGTATCGTGTGGCACAGGCATAGAATAGTTAGGAGTGGCCGAGCAAAAGCCAAGTGATGTATTGTCCGGCAAAGGTAAAGCATAGTGCTATTTCGTTGCGTAGAGCAGAAGCGAGGCGAAGTATAGTAATTCGTAGTATAGCAAAGGAAGTGTACCGTTAAGTTGCGCGAAGCAAAGGCTGAGTGAAGCGTAGTTTTGCGCCGCAAAGGCAAAGCGAAGTTCCGTTCAGTACGGCAAAGGCATGGTTATGTTACATACTGTGAAGCCCTGCAAAGGCATAGTTTTGCGTGGTTTAGCGACGCAAAAGAAGTGTGAAGCCTTGTTTCGTATCGCCATGCGAAGGTATTGTACTGCGCAGTGCAGTCATGTATTGCAATGGTTGGGCGAAGCCCTGTCCAGTATGGCAAAGCAAAAGCAGTGTATGGTGAAGCTGAGCTAGCAAAGGATCAGCATAGTTAAGTATCGCGATGCATTGAAAAGGCTATTCAATGTATAGTGTTGCAAAGGTAACGTGGAGTCAGGTGTTGTTTCGCGATGCAAAGGAAGAGCATAGTTGTGTTCCGTTCTGCAAAGGCAAAGCGAAGCGAAGTAGCGGCGTGTGAAGCATAGGCGAAACATGGTGGTGTTGAGTATAGTAATGCAAAGGCAAAGCGAAGCAAAGTAAGGTGTTGTGAAGCATAGGCAGGACATAGTGTGGTGCAGCATGGTAATGCAAAGGCGGAGTGAAGTAATGTAACGTACAGTTTCGCAGAGGCGTAGTAAAGTACCGTTGTGTTTGACAAAGCAAAGGTTCAGCAAAGCGTAGTATTTTATTGTTCAGCAAAAGCAAAGCTAAGTATCGTTCGGTCGTGCGAAGCAAAGGCGCATTATACCTCTTCAATCACTATCACCGTCTGTTCTACCGGCGATATTTCCGGTTTGTGGACCTGATAGCTTTCGATCTGGTCGGGCGAATCAGTTTCAAGTATTCCGCAATTAACGATTCCGTCGAGTGCAGCTTTTCCCGATATGTTATCAATGTCGGTCTTTTGCTTTCGGGTAGAATAAATATCGATATGAACAGGTGAATCAAATGTCTCACCCGAATACGCTGAAACGGGTTCATTTCGAGAAGCCGGTTCCATGTTGGTAACGGAATGGGGAGTATTATCTCCATTCTTTTTTTTTCGGTATGCATCAACGATCTGTTGCTTTATATGTTCCGGAATAGGATATTTATTCAATTCCGAGAGATTTCGAATTTTCATGCTATCACTTGCAATAGTAAATCAGATACAGTAACATCCACATTACGAAAACCGTTCCTATCGCCGCGAGTATCCAACCGGGTTTATCCATCATCCCCCCAATATTTCATTTCAAAACACCATTTAATAATTCTTTATTAACCTGTTTTATGGCTTCTTTATATAAAGAAATCTGTCTTTCTTCCTTATAATGCTCTACCAATCTGTTGAGAATTTCGACAAGCTTATAATGTTCTTTGCAAAATCCATTTTTATTTTTTCCATTTTTATTTAATTTCAACATTAAATAATCAAATCCCATTTTACCTATATGGGCAATAGACATCGCTCCCACGCCTATTAATGCACCTTGAACTTCTGGATGTATCATGTTATTCATTCCCCGGCATGGCACTACGCCGCTGCATTTCAGTTACGTATTTCCTCTGTCCCGTTTTAGGCACCTTTTTCATATACTCAACCTGACTACCAGTTAATAATTCCTTTTTTCTGTCGATCAACTCTTTTCTTTTGTTTTCATCGGTCGTATTCCGCAATTCGGAATCAATTATTTTTCTCTGCGCGGTATTGTTTTTGAACCATGTATTCAATTGCAACCCTTCGAAACCGTTTTCTTTGGCGGTCTTCACCAACGCTTCAACATCATTAATCGCCCTTTGTTGTTTATCGGTTAATGCCATATTATCTTTTCGTGCTTTCAAACCCTCACTTACATTATCTCCATACTCATCCAGAATATCATAAAACTTCGTTCGATAATATTCATTCGCCGCCTCTATCGGTCCCGCGACTTCGAAATGTTCCGATAATTTTTGAGTCAATGGATTTACTTCATAAATACCGAAAGCTCTTTTTATATTAAACGGTCCTTCCGTTAACCAATCCAATAACGGATTTTTCGTCGGATCGCCACCTTTTTTGGTACGGGTATATTGAGCGATCGGCGTAATGAGTTTTTCCCCTAAATAACCAATAGTATATCGTTTTCCATATTTGCTGAATATCCCTTCCCTATGTACCGCATCCGGCATTATTTTTCGATGAGTAAATGGATCTTCGTTTGATTGCAACCCTTGCCACGCTTGAATCAGCGGATTCATTAAAGAACCGATATTTTCGGGTGCCCCGCCGCGTATGGCATCCCAAAATTCTCCGGCAGCCTGTTTCGACGTAATTCTTTCGGCTTTCATATCGGAAGCGATTTTATTCATTTTATCCAAACCAAGCCAACTCATCGCCATGTCAACCGGTTGTTGCGGTGCCCAAACGACTACATTGCCATCCTTGTTTTTAAATAAATTCAGATGCCACCGTTCACGAAGATAATCGGGCAATTGCATTTCCATGTCTTTTTTATTTTCAGACAAATTATTATACGCCCATTGCGCCGCATAAGCGGCAAGGATCGGCGTTGCGGTTTTTAATGCTTTATGCGTTCCTTCATTTCTCGTGATCGCCCGTGCATAATTGCGAAAATTCCCTTCATGAAAACGTACAAACGGCATCAATCCCCGGCTAAGAAACAATTGATACGATCTTGGTACAGCCAAATAATCAACCAATACTTCTCTCGCGACTTTCCCAGCCGCCGATTCATTATCCAACCCTTTCAAATTTAATCCGGCCAAATTTTGTACCGCTTCGCCTTTATCTACCCTGTCCAACTGATGCGCCAATATGGAAAGCCGCATCAAGGATTCCCGATATTCCGATGCCGTTTTATATTTTTCGGACAAACTTTTTAAAATCCCATATCTGAGTTCGGATGTCATCCCACTTCGAGCAACATCTTTTTGCAAAGCAACATCGTATAATTTCTGTTCAAAACTATTCAGAGTAATATTTTTACCGATGCCTTGAGGATAAAATATTTTCATCGCCACACGGCTGGATTGCGGCAAATAAGTATATGCATGAGGATCAAAAACCAGAGTGGATATTCCATCACCCATTATATTACCCATCTGATACGGTAATGCAGCCGTCGCTAATGTAAAACCTTTCCATTTCTGAGTTAAATGTCCGATATTATAAATCGCATCCATAAAAGGCGGACTTTTTTCAATGAGATTATCAAGATCAACGGCTATTTCCTTCGGTAATAAATACAATTGAGGTTTGCCCATCGCCGTAATTTCTCTTACCGATTTTCCTCCAAACGGCCCTTTCGTTTCCAGCCAATCCTTAACAAGCATATCTTCCTGTTGCGCTTTTTCCAGCAAACCTTCACTGATTGCACGCGCCCGGTATCTCGTTTTCTTCCATTCCATCACCTTGTATCGTTTACCATCTATTACCGTTTCGTATCCTTTATAAAATTTTTGACGTTCTTCCGGCGTAACACGACTTGTTGCATCATATTTCAATGCCTGCTTTGTAAACCAATCCTCTTGTGCGTTATCAGCTAAAACCTTTGCGATATGGGTCCATACAACGCTGTCGTCAGATGATATCAATCGTTTCGATCCGACCGCTTTTTTCGTATACGGTCGATACGGTTCGCCGAATTTTCTATTCATCGGCGTTTTCAAACCAAGCATGAATTCAGGAGTATAATCAAGAACTTTATGAGGAAAATAATCTACTTCAAGAGCTGCTTCCGGCAATTTACCACGCGCTACAAGTTCTTTACCAATACCCTGTAAAACCGTTCTCATATCTTCCACGGCATCGAGAACTTCTTTGCTTGAATTTTTTTCAACCCAATCCAGATGCTTTTGCACCTGTTCAACATTTAAATCATTCTCAAGCGTCTGACCTTTTAGTCCCCGCAATTTCAAATTTCTCAATAAAAGAATATCAGTTGCTTTTCTGACTCCCCGCTTTCCTTCACTTTTAAACAATTTTGACAGAGATGCATAGCGATATTTAGCAACCGTTTCAAACAATCCTCTTCTCATCGTATCGAATTCGGTACGCCGATCATCCCTGTATTGAGGATAGCTTTCAACATCGCTTTCATATTTGGTAAAGCTTTTTTTAATCGATCCGATCGTGGCATTAATTGATTTTTTTATTTTTTCAATGGGATTTAACGATTCATATCTTCCCGCTTCCAATGTTTCCGCAACCTTTTTTTCTCCACCTTCAACAACTTTTTTTTCTCCGGGAAGCTGTAAAAAACCTCTCTGTGCCTCCGCTCGTTCAAATTCAGATACATCCTGTGATTTTTTATTCATTTCATTATCGGCATTTTTCATTTCATCCGATCTGAATCGAATCGTCTTTTCAACAGTTTCTTCCGGTGAAACCGGTTTCGACTCTATCTCTTTTGTCAACCTTTCTACTTCTGCTGTAACCTTTTCCGATTCAACATCTATAGTGGATTTTTTGTAATTTTCCATCTTACGAGCAATATCAATAGCTTTTTCAATTTGTGATCTTGGTCCCTTTATTCCCTCCGCTCCTAACGAAAATGGAACATTAAGGCGTCTTGCTTCTTTAATAAGTTCATCCCCTGTCATTTTAGAGGTATTTTTCAATTCGGTTTCCGTCGGCGGTTTTCTGATTTTTTCAATATTTTCTATTTTAGGCTTTATTTTTGATAAATCATATATTTGTAAAGAAGGCTGAGACGCATCATTACCTTCCGGTCCTACTGCATTAGGATAAACAATATTATCTTTTTCATTTTTATAATCAATTTCCAAAGAATTTTTTAAATCACCAGTAACTTCCCATGTTGTAATATTTTTTCCTCCAAAATATTCTGCCGCACTTTTAGTAGGAGCAAGCCACATTCCTCTATGTGGTTTAAAACCAGGATTTTGATCTCCATGATACCAAATTCTTTTTTTCTGTGCTTCTTTAAATTGTTCATTAGGATTTTTACTCCATATTATATTTCTTGTAATTTCAATACCACTTTTAGTTGTTGTTTCGAATTCAGCTTGTTCGGCTTCAATCACCTTTGATATTGACGGCGTTTGCGTCGCTTCAAGGGATTTCCTGATGTTTTCATCGATGCGTTGGCTTGCCTGCGGGGTAAGTTCCCATTCTTTCGTTTTTCCGGAATTGAGAAGCTTTTTTAATTCATTTCGTTGTGCTTGTTGCTGTACTTCAAATGTCTTCCCTGAAGCAACATCCCTTATGGCGAATCCGGCGGATGAAGCAAGAGTAATTATTTCATTTTTCCACCATCTTTTTGAACCGACATCCTGTCCCCTTATTTTTCCAGAAACGATATCATATACCAAATCACCAAGAGGTTGTGCTATTAATTGTAAAGGTCCGGCAGGAACGACAATTTCGGGAATTATCGATACCAATCCTCCCCCGCTCTGTTGCGCGACATCTCCTATAGCCTCGCCGATTTCTTTTCTTCCTATATTTTGTTCAGCGGCGATCGCACCGGCGGTAGTTAATCTCGTAATGGCATTAGTCAATAAAGGAGATTTTGAAATGATTGTTTTTCCAAGAAGCTTATTCAATGCTCCCGCGCCAATCAAAGCCTGACTTGCCGTTCCAGCGAATTGCCCCGCACCGAATCGTATCGGAGCGGCCTGTTGCGTTTTTTCTATTTCTCTTTTGGTTTCTTTCGGAAAAAAAGTCGGTGCCAAAGTTGATTGCAATATCCCCATAGCGAAAGCATTCGCTTCTTTATCTTCTTTTAATAATTTTTCAAGCTCTCCATTCACCGCAATTTTTTGATCATCAGGCAATTTGTTAATTAAATTAATACCTATATCCAACGGCAAGGATTTCAATTCAAGCGCTTTTGCACGGGGATCTTGAATACTGTAAAATCTTGATTCGATAGCCTTTATTTGCGGTTCAGCGCTTAATTGAGGAATGGGAATTTGTCCCGGTTCCGGCTTTTGTTCCGGTTTTTCAATTGTTTCAGAAGGTTCAAAAGATCGCGTTGCGCCAATTGGTTTTTTCGATTCATCCATCGGCTCTTCCTGCGGAATAATTTTTTCCGCAAAACCTTTAATCGCTTCCACGCCTTTCCCAACGAATTCTTTCCCCCGTTCAAGAAGCGAAGGCGTCTCTATATAATTTTTAATATCGGGTTTTTTTTCTATGGCTTTATCAACCAATTCCTTATCATCAATTGAAGCGTATTCCGGATGAAGTTCCTTTAATTTGGCGGCGAATTCTTTGACGGTATATTTGGTTGGAGAAGAAACAGGAGTGATTTCTTCCTTTATAATATATTGCTCAAGTTCAGGTTTTTTTGATAATGCCTTTTCCACCAATATATTATTATCAAGATTTTTGTATTGCGGATATTTATTTTTAAGCTCTTCCGCGAATTCATCAACCGTATATTGCTTCACTGCAATCCGCCCAATCCGCTGAAAATATCCTCACTTTGCGATGAAGGCGTTTTCTCGATAACTCCATATACCTGATTTTGTAATTGCTGCATCTCATTTAATACCGATTGAATTTCAGCATCAGATGGACGCGGCGCACCTTTCGCCCGCGCTATCGCTCCCACTTCTTCCGGAAAAGCATAAGCAAGAGCTATTCTTTTTTGCGGATCTCTTAAAATAGCCCTCGCCGCTTCAGCAATGCCGCTTGTCTGCTTAAGAACATCAATACCATATTCGCCTTCGATAACTTTAAAGAGATTAGGAAATTGCTGTTTCGCCATTTTTTCTAAAGCATTCTGCAACTCTTTACCTAATTTCCAATCGGGAGTCGGTGTCGGAGCTCCTTTTCTCCGTGCATTCATTTCTTCCCGCTTTTTCATTTCATCATAAGCGGTTTCCCAACCTTTCTGCCAATCCTCTTCTTTCGCAACGAGACGATCGATATCCTCTTTCATACGCCCTAAAAATTCATCGTTATGCGCGAGCTGTTGCGGAATGTTAAGTTCTTGTGAAATCTGATCGATTTCCATCTCCAGATCTTTTTGTTTTCCCTGTTCGATCTGTTTCATGGATAAACCTTCGGATTTGCTGACGGTTTTTATCAAATCTTCAAGCGTCGATTTTTTGGATTTTAATTTATCCACCGCTTTCTGACTTTCAATTATCGCCGTATGAAATCCGGCACCCTTATCGATTCCCGACATCGTTTTTATATTATTTTCCCGTTCTTTTACCGATGCTTCTCTTTCAGTTTCGAATGTTTTTAACGGTTGTTGATAAACGGATTCAGTGGTTTTTACCCGCGCTCCGACCGATTCGGGAATCATTTTTCGCGTTTCCGGTTCCAATGCTTCATATCCCTTTTCATACTCTTCATATCTCATCGGACGCTGAATTGTTTGCTGTTCCATGGGAACTTCACCGACACGTTCGCCTTGTTGTATAGGCGGTCCTTCAGCTTGTATCTGTCTTGTTTCGGAAACAGGCTGTTCAGCAGCTTTCGTGAATTGCGTGGCTTTTGTTTTTTTCTGCAATTCTTCAATATATTTATCCGCCGATAAAGAAGCAGCCAACAGATTTTTTAAATTATCCTCGCTCGACATACCCTCCATGGGAGAAGGTAATTTCTTCATGGCGGTAATTCTGGCTTTCTCATCCGATATGGAAGGATCGGCTTCCTTCATTTCCGTTACAAATCTGTTTACCGTCTCTTTATAAAGACCGTTGATTTTTTCATTGATACCTTTTTGTTTCGATATCTCGGCTATTTTCGAAGCGGTATCCACTACGGCTTTTTCAATACCGGAAGTCATACCGCCAATAACATTCGCTCTTGCTACTGAAAATTGATATGGATCGTAAGGCATATTAATTCCTCAATCCTTTAAGACGGTTTATATATAAATCTTTTAATTGCTCGTTTTTATCAAGGATGCCGGTAAGATTTTTCACCTGTTCCCGAAAAGCAGCTCTCGCGTATTCATTTTTCGTCATGGCAAGTTCCGTCTGTTTCAAACCCAATGATTCATTGAACTGCCGTTTCTCTTCCGCGAGATTTTGCCGTTGCAAAGAAAGCGATTGCCGTGAAAGTCCCGCTTCAAGATTAAAACGCCGTGCGCTTTCGGCAAGTTCTCCCTGATACTGTTCCTTAGCCGCCGCTTCTCCCCGTTTAAGAGTCTTCATCTGAAGACCGCCGCCTATCAGAGTCGAAGCGATTCCCGCTATTCCCGTTATTACCGCCGCCGCTATTGACATAATCTCTCCCTATATTAACTCGGCTTTTCAGTCATTTGTGACAATGCAGTTTCAGTTCCTTTTTGTATAATAGTAGCCAGATCAAGATAAACATTATTCTTACTTTGTGGATCATACAATTTAATCGTATCATCGGAATTTAATCCTAAAATGATGAACGTTCCTTTACTTGTCTCAACCATTTTCCCGGTATTATTACTTACCGCTTCCCTGATTTCCCTTGCGGCGTTTGTATACGCTTCCGTTCGAGCCGCCGCCTCATTACTGCCCTTCCTTGAATTCTTGGTATATTCACTATTGGCATTGAGAACACGGTTTAAATCCTCTTCCACCATAAAAAATTTATCGGCTCTTTTATCTCCGCTTGCTTTCGCTTCAAGTATCTTGTTTAAATCTTCCTCGCCTATATTCGGCCTTGATCCTCCCAAACTCAAATCACCATCGGGATAACTGGTTTCAATCCTTTCCCAAAATTGGATTCCGTATCTTTTCGCGTCCCATTCATCCATTTCTTTTGTATCAAGAGGGAGTCTTCCCGTTTCATCAAAAAAAGCCTGTACATCCGCTTCCGAATAATCCGATCCGGCCTTTTTAAATCTTGCCGCCACGGTTTGCACCGTTTCGGTCGTACCTTCACCCTCCGTCGTCGTTGTTCCCGTCTGGTTATTCACCGTTACCGTATCGCCCGATACGATATCCTTGTAAATGTAATTTGAACTTTCATTTACGATATATCCCTTATCGGCGTTTTCACCTAAAAACTTGTTGGCGTCAACGATGTTATCAAACGATTGTACAAATTTTCCAGTTTCATCAGTTACGTTATAAACCGGTTTGATGTCGAATTCAAGTTCTCCGGTAAGTCCTTTGGTAAATGTCTGACTGATTAATTCAGCCGCTTCAGGATCTGTTCTTAGTAAATTCTGATAACGTTTAGATTGTTCAATGGCATCCCATTCTTTATCCAACTCATTCCATTTAAGACCTTGAAACATTCTCGCCGCATTGCCTTCGGAATCCTCCCATCCACCTCCAAGCGTTTCAATAAGATTTAATCCTTCAGCGCTGGCTTTGGCTTCCTCCCATGTATCATAAGTCGAAGCCAGTGTTGCCATATCCGTCAATGCTCCGGCGAATCTTTCCGCCCCGATATCGTTAATAAGCTGATCAACATCAAAAGTAACGTCATAACCCATGAACGGAAAAAGTTCTTTGAGTATGCGTTGCGCCTTGACGATATTATCGGGATCTTGAGACTGAAGCAGCATATTCGAATATTGTAGATTACGTTCCCACGTTCGTTCTCCAAGCGGAGTCGCATCCAGCATCTTCATGTATTCTGAAGTTGAAATTTCTCCCATTCCATAATATCTCGCTCGATCATTGATCGCTTCAAGCGACGATCCACCATTAATCATTTCCTGAAGCGAATTGTATATCTCATCGCCCACTCTGTTTTTCAATGACAATAGTTCGGAATCGTATCTCGCGGCGATTGAATCCCTGTCGTCATCAGTAAATTCCGTACCATATTGAGAATTAATGGTATCAACCGGAATACCACTATTTATATCCCTTACGACGGATTGCATTTCCGCATCATTCAATCCGTATCGGGCGGCATCATTTGCGATATCACCTGCGGTAATGGTTTGTTCGCGAGTTTTCAAAACATAATCGCGATCCTCCACGAATTGCGTATAATTGATAGTACGTCCCGTAATCTGTTTTACAAGCGCCGCATAATTGTCATAATCTCCGGCATTAAGAAATTGTTGGGCATCATTCCATTTATCGCTTTTCTTAAGCTGATATAAATTTTCACTTGCCGTTTGATTCGCTATATCCATGCTTTGAAGTTGCCGCGCTTTATACTCCCTCGCCGTTGTATAATCCTCTTCAGTGGCATCCGGATATTTCTGCTTCCACGTTTCATATGATGTGGTTTGCGCGTCATCAGCCATACGGGCAAATGCCTGATCGCCATATTTTTGTCTTTCAAAATCCATCCCCCGCGCTGTAGCCACTTCTCCGGGCAATTGTCGTGCGGCAGTAAACGCCTGTTCCGATTCCTGCTTTCTCAAATTAGACATAAGCTCATTTTCCTGAGCACCAATCTGTCTTCCCAGCCGCGCCTCTTCCGTAGCAGCTTCCCTACCTTTTATCCCCATCTGCGCCTGTTCCTGAGCCAAAGCACCTTTCGCCGCGACCGCCTCACCGGCAAAACGTTCCCGCTCCCCTTCTCTGATAGCGGTATTCACTGGACTTTCATAATCGGCGTACCGTTCAAGACGCTGCAATCCACGGGTAGTATATGGTTTATATGTATCATCAATGATGGTATTATCATCGGGAGATTTCCCCAACTGATAACCCTTCATATTATTTTCACGTTCCATAGTCTGGAGATTTTCCTGTCCTCCCAATTGCGACGCGGGAATAACACCAAATTGACCATCAGATTCGATATTCACCTGTTCGCCTTCATGAACGGTTTTCGGTCCCTGATTGGTATTCAATATGCCGGTCGGTCTTTCCGGTTGCAACTGTTTGTCATTGCCATATCCCGTGAAAAAAGATTGCTTGCCGGGAAGACCGATTACTCCCAACCGGTCCCAAAGAGCATCGATATTCTCTTTCTGACGTTCCTCTTCCGTTTTCTGGTTTCTGGCCAGAAATGGATAATTGCTCGAAGTCATTTTACATGTCCTTTATTAGCACCCCATGAACCATAATTTTTCCACGGTCGTTCCCTTGCGGTATATCCGACGATACACTTCCTCATGAAGAATGCCGCCGGTATATTCACCGACGGTAACGATATTGTTGTATTTCAATATCCCTTTGATATTATTTCCATTATCGTCATCACCCACCCGGATTTTCGTATCGTTGAATCGCGCCGCAATAATATGATCCATTCTCGTCGGAGTGCTGCCGTCCTGCAAAGTAAATACGTTCGGATCATTCGCAAGCACCCATGTCAAGTAAGCGCTGTTCGGATAATTCGGAGCGCCGACCAGTACATTTTCAGGTTGCCGTACATTGCCGTGCGGATCGTTTCTTATTTCATCGATATCGCAATACTCCGGCGCATTTTTGTCTTTCGTTCGCAGCCACACATCACTTACAGGGTAACATTTCAACATCTTTCACTCCTTTACTGAGGATATACCCATTGATTTAATCGATCTATCTGCCGTTGCAATTCCTTTTGTTTGGCGGAAGTCTGTTTCGCCCATTCAATCAATTGCATCAACGATTCCGGATTTTTCGGATCGATCATATCCAATTGAATGTTTTGTGATTGAATTTCATTTCTTTGAGCCATTTTTTATTTTCGATGTCTGTTTTTTTAACTGATCATTTTCCTGTGCCAACGCAGCATAATTTTTGCATAAAAAAGTAATTACTCCATTTAATTCATCAACTATTCTCCGTGTTCGCAATTCAATTTGTTCCAAACTGACCGGTTGTTGTTTCTGTTGAACATTCGTTTCATCGCCATTTGACATAAAGATTCTCCTCACGTAATATCTTCGTTTATACCTTCGACATAAAGATCTTTTAATTTATTCGCGAGCATTGTATTAAAATTGCTGTAATTTATCAATGCCGTATATATTTCATGTGGCGTCCACGGCACATCTTTTTCAGAACCAAGATATTCTATATCCATTATTACAGGTGCTTTCATAACGCCGTTCTTCGCTATACCGATCATCTGCATTGAACCCGCATGATATTTACCCGTTTCCGGACAATATGCGGGAATTCGCATACGTACGGTAATCTCATCCATTTTCGTTGCCGTGTAATTTTTTGACATTTAAGCTCCCAACATTAAAACGTGATCCGGTAATGATGCATGACCGGAAGTTTCCCAAATTTCTCCCGCCGACGCCCCGGCAGCCACTTGTGTCGCACCGGATTTGACCAGATATAAATAAACACCTCCATCGGATTCTATTCCAAGTGCAGAAGCACCGGCTCCGGCGGTTGTATTTGCGGAAGTATAGAAATATATCGCGGTCGGCGCATTCCCCGTTACCGATCCACGACTACCGATTAATAACAAATTTTGACTGACATTACATAAAGTTGCTAATATTGCCATTCCATCAGCGTCGGTATCGTATTGGGTACATTGAATATGACAACGTTTATTGGTATTATCGGTTCGTGTATTTAACCCTTCGTCAGCACCAAGAAAAATTGTTTTAGCACTTGACCAAATATCTAATATTCCGCCTAATCTATTCTGTGCCGTTCCGTCTTGGTAAATGCCGTAATCGATACCGCTGGATTCGTTCAAATACAACATATAGGACGTTCCGCCAATGGTGCCGTCAAGATCAGCAATTATCCGTACACCAAAAGCATCCCCGGTTATTTCATTCGCCGCTTCCTGATCAATACTGAAATCTCCACAGCTCACATACCCCCATATTTTTCCACCATTTAAATCCAACAGATTATATGAGTGTATTATATTTCTTGAATTGGAGACATCTCCGATATTTCCATCTTCAAATTGAAATTCGTTATAAACCCCCCTCGTACTTCCTATTGTTCCGCCAGCCTGATTCAGATTGTTATAATTATAAAAACCGTAAAAATAATCGTCCGCATCACTGGCCCCCGCTGTCTTAATCAATCTCTGATATATACCATAAAATGTATCTGTAAACGAAAGTGTGGCATCATCAATATTTATATACCGATTCGGGTCTGCGGTAGTGTTAATCCCAAGCCATCCAACATTGTCAAGTTCTTGGCTGTTCCAGTCGAACGATGCCGCCGCATCCCCACTCAAATCGGCAAGCAGTTCAGCCCCGGTGCGATAATCGATATTATTGCTTGCATCAAGTACAAGAATTTTATTTGTATCAGTTCCGGCATCCGCACAAGTATTAAGTCTTACTGTGCCGGTAAATGCATGCGCTCCCGCTCCCACCAGTGTTGAATTGTAAACTAAATTGGAACCGTCGTAATAAATACCGGCATCCTGACCGTCGCCGAATATTATCATATCAGTATCGGAATCGATTTGAATATCACCGTATATTCTGGCGGTCACCGTTGAAGCATTGCCGATTACGGTGGTATTGCTGCCGATACCGTTACCTTGATATCCAATAACTATTTCATTGGTTTCGCCATTAGCAGCAGGTCGAGTATCAACTCCAATAAATATAGAATTACTTCCTGCTGTATTATTGCCTCCACCTACTATATAAGTTCCGGCATAATGTCCGATCCCTACATTATAATCTGGATCGACTATATTATATAAAGCTCTATAACCAATTCCACAATTAGAATCTCCTCCCGCTAATGCATACAAAGCCTGGGTGGATATTCCGCAATTATATTCACCACCATCGCAATTGTAAAGAGCCTGACGTCCAATAGCAGTATTATATCTACCTGTAGTATTTTTATATAAAGCTGAATAACCTATTCCAAGATTGCTCCCTCCGGTTGTACAAAGTGCCAGAGCATCTCTTCCTATAGCAATACAATAAGGGGCATCCGTTAAACTTGTAAGAGCCTGCGGTCCAATAGCTATATTATTATATCCTAGAGCTACATTTAATAATGACTTCCATCCAATACCCAAATTGTATGAAGCTTCAGAGATATTCGTTGCCGCCGCACCCATAATAAAATTACCGGCATCTTCTCCTATAAACAAATTATGTCCGACCGGAATTGCTCCCCCGCCGGTCGGATGCTTAAAATCATGTAAAAATCTGTCACCATTCTTTCTTACAACACCGGTAATCGCTGATATGGTATTTACCAAATCAATACAATTTGTCAAATCAACATAAGCACCATACAATGTCGCTACATTGGTAACATCCTGACTATTAAAAGAAAATGCCGCTCCCGCATCCCCGCTCAAATCAGCCAGTAATTCCGTACCGGTACGATAATCAATAAACCCTCCGGCATCCCTCACGAGAAATGCATTGACATCCGCTCCCGCATCGGCGCAAACATCAAGATATACCGCGCTGTTCAAATCAATCTGCGTATCCGCTTCCAGATCAAGATGCCCGTCGTTAAGCGACGCTATATAGATAGCCGCATCCCTGAATTGCAACTGCATGGTGGAATTAATGCGTATACCGGTATCGGCGATATGGGTAAGTATTACTTCCTGATCGTCACCCAGATAAATAATTCCGCCATCCGCAAGATAAAGATCTGAAAATTCAAGAGCAGCGGTTCCAAGCGACGCTCCATCAGCCGCATTCGGCGTGAAATCAATCGTTGCCTGAATATGATCGGTAGTCAGCGTATTCGTACCGTAATTATAGGTAAATGCCGCTTCGGCGGCCATGACGCCTCCGGCATTATACTGTACCTGCGTATCCGCTCCCGCGACTGCCGCCGCTCCCGGAGCGATCCAAGCAAGATTCCCCGCTCCATCGGTATACATGATTTCATTGGCAACGCCGTCGGCTGCGGGAAGCTGCCAAAGACTGTCTTCAACCATGGATATTTCAGAATCCCATGTAAGCAACTGGTTGTTCGTCGGTTGATTGATAGTCGCTTTTGCTGACTTCAAATTGCGTATATCATCCGAAATGCCATTTATTTCCCTTTCCATTTTGGCAATGGCATTAAGTAGATCACGGGAATTAGTAATAATTGATTTCGTCATATTCTATCAATACATCGCACAGGTTGATTTTCCCTGATTTTCAATCACATCATTGTATAACCATTCGATCGCATCCGCCGTCAATATTGATCCGACAATTCGCGGTTCAAATCCGATTACCGAACCGGAATAAAATTCAATAGGACCGGCATATGATCGATTCGTTTTCAAAAGCCGTGTATTCGCGAACGATTTGTTTTCATAAACTTCAACCGTCGTTTCATGTCGAATAATGACAATCATCGTCCATTGCGTCAGTGCCGCGCTTAACGCGACCTTCCAGTTATTCACCCCATCATCCCAATCAAGATTCCATCCATATCCGTTTTTGATCAATTTGATTGTCAAATCGGCATTGCTAATTATCGTACAGGGAGACGCCGGAGATTTTACCCATAACACGATACTGATATCTCCTGAGGGTAAATCCGTATCCACGCTCATACTTTCGGAAGCATTAAATACGATCGCCGATCGTGTATTCCCATCAGGACCGCCAATTACTCCGGAAAAACTTCCGGTTGTCCGCTGATTGCTTCCCTTATCCCACGGCATTTTATGGGAACCATCTTCCAGATTTACAAGTTCAATACTTCTGCCGATCCATATGATCGAATCAGCCATCAACTCAGCCCATGTCTTTTCGCTCATCTGCTTTTCGGGCGGTGCGGCGGCGGTATCGATCTGCTCATACCATTGCTGCATATTAACCAATCGCCACGGTGCTCCGACAAGTCTCAATCCGGCCTGTATACTTTCGCTTTCTATATGCCGGTCAGAAACAATCTGCGCTTTTCTCGGGAAATATTTTACTACCGCCCGATCATCAGGACTCGAATCCTCACGGAAATACATGCTCGATTTGAAATTTTTCCTGAAACCGAATACATTATAATCGCCGGTATTTCTTCGATCTTTATACCATGGTTTTAAATTGGCATGACTTTCCGAATGTCGTAATTTAGCGGTCGCTTCAATGGGCGGAACATGCTCTCTAAATAGAATATCTGATTCAATTTCACTTCCACCATAATCCTCATTTCCGCCGTCAAGCCAGTGATCTTCCTTGCCCAGCCAGTAATGTTTGAACGAATCGCAATCGGTAACAATTATCCGCTCTTCATCATTGTTATCAAAAATTTTACAGGTTCCCACCAAACCGATCGCATTGGGATAATCACTCCCCTGATATTCACTCCAGCTTATTCCCTGTTTCTTTTCCTGCGGAACGCCTAATCGATAAATCCGGTCTGATTTGGTAACGTTCCTTCCGCCGGGAGCATAACTGTTTTCATATACATATATGTAATTAATTTTAGTTTCAGAAAAAAGATTGCCATCATCATCCCATACTTCAAGTTTTACCGTATATACACCGGGCATCCGGTAAACATGAACCGGTTCTTTTTCATTGGACGTTTCGCCGTCACCGAACGTCCATAAATATTTAGTAATAACACCGCTCATAATTTGAATGCCACTTCGAGAGGACGAACACCACTTCGAGGCGTACCGGTAAAGTCAAGCGTTACGGTGATGTAATCCTCTTTCGTTTCGGTATACAAACCATAAGAATAGGTTGAATTCAATGTAACTGTATAAATTCCCGGCGCATCATATCGGTGCGTCGGATTCTCTTCGGTGGAAATCTTTCCGTCACCGAAATCCCAGAGATACGATATCGGCGAACCCGATGATTCATTAGTAAAATTAACGGTTAACGGATATATACCGCTTAAAGGAGAACCGCTGAATTCAGCGTACGGTTCGGCGGGTGATTCCCAAACGTCATTTAAATATGTCACTCCGGTATCCGGCGTCCCACCGAATATATAAAGCCTTTTATTGTGATGAACAAAACAAAAATCACTTCTTTCGGTATATGCGTTTATCTGTGCGATTTCAGTAAAATTAAATCCATCATCCGTTTCCCATACATCATGATATGATGTACTGGTTGCCGTATTATAGCCGCCGACAATAGCTAAATTCTCACCTTCCTCATCTATCAAACCGCAATGTTCTCTTCTGACTCCATAAGCTGCGTTTCCAAGATTTACCCAATTAGCTCCATTATCTATCGATCGATAAACTACATGTGATGAAGCGCCGTTATCTCCATAATAACAGTATAAATTGCCTCCAAATGAAAACATTACATGTTCGCGAACCGCTTGCGGTAAATTCGCAACAAGTGCCCAATTAATCATATCCGATGTTTTGTATATATTTTGTCTATATCCTCCTCCGCCATAACCACCGGATAAATAGATTTCTCCCTTATGTAAACAGTATGCGAATTCATGGCGTACACTCCACGCGGCGGCAGCCGTTCTTTCCGTCCACGTTATACAATCGGGAGAAGACCAGACATCATTTAAAAATGCCGCTTGTTCGGAACCGCCGAAAACCCAAAAAAGTCCATTAAAATAAACGAATCCGTGCGCCGCTCTCGCCGACCATCCGGGAGTATCGGTAAGAAGTTCCCATGATATTCCATCCTTAGTTCTCCATACTTCAGCGACTCTCACTCCTGCTGCATTCGTATTCCCACCGGTCATATAGATATAATCACCGACTGAAACGGCTCTCATCAATCTGCGTTCAGACCAAGGAGCGGCGGCAAGTTTCTGAGTCCAGTCATTAAGAATAATAGGCATTTGTTATTTCCTCGTTCTCCAGAATACATGCCCGAGCGTCCTCCCATAAGCGCTCGCGCCGATATTCCAGCACTCTTTGAAATCCTTCGCGATTATATCCTGTTCGAGTGAATTAAACGTCATGTCTTCACTATATGTTCTATTGATAACCTGACGTACGCTCATATCATGACAGAGAAGTTCGAATGTTCCCTTGTCTATTTCCTGAATGCTTCCCCAATCAATGGCACCGAGATATTCGTCAACCACATCGGCATGAAGAATACCGTAATATTCTCCGAAATCAGGAAGAGTTTCAATATCGGGATTATTGGTCGGAATACTCCACAAACTGTCGATACACCAGACAAGTATATAGTTGGGAGCTTTGCGAATAAGTTGTATCGAACCTTCGATCTTGTCGATAATCTGTCTTGACATCAAATAATAACCGGCGTTATATCGCATGTTGTTGGCAAGATCGCAATAATGAATCAACGAATCGCCGCGCTGTGACGTCACCATAAAACCGGGAACCATCCGAAGAATATTGCAATTAGGCATTGCCTCTTTATAACGCATATTCAATAAGCCGATATGCTTTTCATCCATGCGATTCCGCAGTGTTTCATCGGTGGTAATATCCGTAATTACCCGGTACATCGGATCAAGCGTTATTCCCTGAAGTTCTTTTGACAAATTTTCATGTACTCGCACCTGATTGCTGGAAAGCACCTCCACAATAATCGATTCGTATCCGGTGGACCAGAATATTGTTTTTCGTTCATCGCATTCGGTTTTTGAAAAATAATCATCCGTATATACATTATGTAAAGTAACTATGTATCCATCCTGCGAGGCACGCATAACCCGTCCCGCGCCGATCGCGCAAGCCTGTAACGGTTTCGTCCCGCCGTAATAATCGGTTCCCACCCTTACTTTTTTTGGAGATAAATATTCTATGATGGTTTCGGTATCGCCATCCTCCCATTTAAGCGGCGTTCCCTCATCAGCCTTTTCAAATGTACCGACTATTGCGGTAACAATACCGTGTGTTTTACTTGCGTAAAAGGCGGCAGCCACGCGAAAATCGCCGCACCATGTAAATTTAAGCGGCGTTAATTCTTCCCCGTTTTCGGTTGTTCGCGGTTCGGCTCCGTTTTCACTAATATCGGTAGTACGCCATTTTGTATAATGCGTCCAGTGCCATTCAAAATAATCCTGATCGAGCGGAATAAAAAACACTCCTACCTGATTAGGTTCGGTATATCCCCATGAATCATTTATTTTCGCGCCATCCGCTTCAGTTCCTTTTATTATTTCCGAAATATCCGTTCCGGTAATACCGGCTCCCAGATAACCGATCGATGCGTTTTTTTCCCGTCCTGTATCAAAAGTAAAATAACCGCCATCATTATATTTGACGATAATCCATGGAAACAACGTGTTGATGCATTTTTGCAACGAACCGGCAACCTCATGCATACTCTGCACATTGGTTCCGGTCGTACTCATATCAACAATGAATTCAGCCTCGTATTCATTGTGGGTAAATTTAAAAGAGGCACCGGGAGCTTCTATCGTTCGATAATAAGCGGGATCTTTATTGACATCGGACATTTCAGCGCATATAAGACGACATCCGATTTTAACGCTGCTGTCATTGTTTCCTATCGGTTTTTCTCTCCAATGCGTCGAATAATCCCTGTTAGGAATTATACCGGTATTCAATTGCGTCGTTCCGCTTTGCTGCAACAGTTTCGCATTCGTTCTATCCCTTATTCCGGCTCCGGCGATTCTCGCCATGGAATAAAGATAGTCATAACGATAATTATGCTCTTTTCTTCTTTGTCTTCCATAAAGCAGTATATGCGGAACCGGCCCGTTCGCACGCCAAAGAATACCAACGCTTTGATCGAAACTTAATTTGAATATGCCATTCGAATTCCCGAATACTCCATCATTGTCGGAATCGTCCCAATCGGATATGACGTTCGATGGCATTCTTCTCGAAACGCAAAGACATTCACTATATCCCCTGTATTTATAACTGCTGGTATATATTCTTTTACCGAACTGCCATATTTTTTTTCTTTGTATTTTATGCCAACTATTAATATTCAACCGGCCATGGATATAACATCCATCCGATTCCCTGTCGATTCCCGACAACGCCATTCTTACCTGATTTTCGGAAATATATTCGGCTATTTCATCATGATAATATTCGCCATCGTCGGTAGGCCATGCGATATAACAACTCACACTGTCATAATTAAAAACGTCTTGATCACAGGTAACGACGTTATTAACTTTGCTCATATAAAGATTTTTTAATTCGCTTCCGCAGCCATCCCTCCAAGGCGGAGGTTGCAAATCAGACCATAGCCACGATGCCAATCTCGGCTGTATTTCGGTGTCGAAAGAATGAGCATTGATCAATCCTGCGACCGCATTGACTGGTATGTCCTCATGCGGCGCATTCTTTACCAAACCGTCACTGAAATTGGTTTGATTCCAGTTTTCCAGATTGTCGTCTGTTTGTCTGCTCATATCAAACCGTCAAAAAGGTCTTTTCGTGCAAAACAAAGAAATACCCTGTTCCCCATTGTCAAGTTCCGACCAGTATTTCGGCTTTAAAACTTCTTCGATATATTTCGTTACCGCCAATTGTTTTTTATGATCGTTGACGGCATCGATAAGCGACATTGTAGCCTGCATCAAAATCTGTTCCGCTTCCGGACTCGGACATTCATGCTGTATTCTCTGTGAAGTAATTTCCGTGGGTAATTTATAAGCTATGCGACGAAACAAAGAAGTGGTATTTCCGGGATTTACTCCCCGAAACATGAGAGTAGCCGGAGTAATGTTTCCACTTCCGGCTACTCTTGCGGGTCTGGTTTTTACATTGAGAATCCGCCGGTATTCCATTCCCTCAAAATGAAGTGCTTCAACAAACCATTCATTTGTCCATGCCGACGGCAGATCGGCATCCCAATCAATTACGATATGTTTAACCTGCCAAACGGTCTCCGGACAATCATACTGAAAAGTATTATCAGCAGTGGCAATAAAAGGAAAATCACCGGTAGCGGAATCGTAAAGAAGATTCTGTTCCCGTTCAGCCGTGTTCAGTATCCGGTGTGCCTGATTATAAAGAGGAAGTATTCCCTTCTCTGTCCCCTCCGGTTGCCACCCGTGGCACTCCAGAGCTATCCACGCCAGATGTTGACTCGTTGATGCCATTCGTTACACTTCCTTTCGGCCTTCCTCTTTTTCTGTTTCCGGCTTCATTTTCCTGTTGATTTATCGATTCGAGTTCACGCACTTTTTCGGCGATGTCTCTTTCCAATTGCTCTTTTCTACTGAGTTCGGCTTTGAATGGTTTCTTGGCTTCCTCTCTGATTTCCTCTCTTAACTTATCATCCAATACCTCAAGATCGTCGGGATGCGATGCGATGTATCTTCGATTCCAACCGTCAGGATCATCCCATATGTCAGCTTCAATATCCCCGCTTGCTGTCTGGCGAAAGTATAAAACGCGAGCGCCTTTCCTCGATTTCCATTCCGTCCGTCCGGTATTTATATCCGATGATTCATATGCTTCGACATCTCTCAGTCCATGCGGCCTGATATTGTAACAGATGCCTTCATGATCGATTTCAGGAATAATCGGTCCTTTATACCGAACACGTATAAACCGTTCTCCCTTTCGCCGTAGTTGTTCGACTCTTTTTAATCGATCCCGTTCCTCCTGCGACTTAAGAATTTCAGCCAGTTCATTCATAATTCATCCCTTTTTTAATGGATATAAGGGTAGTCCCGCGAAACGGGATACTACCCTCGAAAATTTACAAACTGTTTTTACTTCAACTTCATGCGTTTTCAACACGCCCAAGTACGACAAGTACCGAACCGAAATACTCTCTCGCGGCACCCGTCGGATCAACAGGAGTATTGTCAAACTGCATATGCTGATATCCCCGTACACCGGCATACCCAACACCGTTACGCACGTTATAATCCCAATCCTGAGATATCATGTGCATTTTTTCCGGTTCAAGCAGGTAAAGAGCGCCAGCCGCATGAAGAATCGATGCATCCCTTACCAGCGGGTTTTCAAGCTGCCGCTGGTCGTTGGCAATCGGCCACATATAATTGGCCTGCAACCCATACGGAGGTGCCGTACCACTCGGCAGAAGGGTGGCAAGCCTGTCATCACGAACGAGATAAATCGTCGCTCCGGCGGCACTTTCCCATTTGCCAAGCATTCCGTACCAGTTTTGTACCTTACTATCCTTGATATCATCGACACGGGTATACCGTGAACCAAGCGTATCAACGAATCGTGGATTCGAAAAACGCGCCGCCTGAAGCTGGGAAACGGTAAGAAGAAACGCCTGATTATTTTCGATCGAAAGCGGCCACAATCTGCGCATGAACGCGAACCTGACAAGTTCATCCATTACCCGTCCGCTCAGCATTTGAGCAGCAGTTTGCGGAAAGGTTCCCGTCCCTCCGGAAGCGGCATCAATCGCCGCAACTATACGGTTGGTATACGTTGCCCAGTTCGGATGAAACTGCGGTTGCTGATAGATGGTTCCGGCATTGGCAACATAACAGTGCCGGTTCCATTGCGCCGGACAGGTATTCGCCGTAGAACCGAATTGCAGGTTCCATCCGTTCGTCTCGATAAGCCCCATATGAATTTCAAGGTCTTCCTCCGCCGCCGCATGAGGAGCCAGATCCTTCGCATGTTGCTCATAGAGATTGAAAAACTCGGCATCGAGTTTGTGCTCTCCATATCCGGGTTTATCCTGAAAAACAACGCGGTAATTATTACGGAACAATGTACCGCTTTTCACGACGGGAGCAACTTCAGTTCCCATCGCGACGCCATTGCCGCGAATGATATTCGCGTTCGCTTCCATTTTCAATCCGACGCGAACATTGTTCGCTCCGCCGATTTCCTCCGGTGACAAACGTTCGATAACGGCACTCGGCATCGACAATTCCTGCCGTTTATAGATGATGCGTTCACCGGTGATATTCGCATAAATCGATTTCGGAATAGCTCTTCGACGGAGAGTATTGCTGAATTTACGTACAACAAGACTTCCGCCCGAAAGAGTATTCAAATCGGTGTAATTCCTGACACCCATTTTTAAGCTCCTTTTAGTTTATTGCCTGATAATATCAGGCAGAATTTCTCCAATACGGTTCCGGCTGCGGAATCGGCATTCCTAAAACTTCATGGGCTGCTTGCAACGCTTTGAACATATCCCATCCGCGCTTATCACCGATCCGTAACAACCGTTCCATTTTTTCTTCGTCAACGGTCATCCGGCCCTTTCTTTCACCAATGATTTCCAACGCCTGATTTTCAGTCAAACCCTGTCCTTCAGGCGGTAAACCGGTCGGTTCGAGCGTCGGTGGTGATGTATCGCGTTTTTTAAGAGATGCGTCAAGATTTTGCTGTCCCTTTTTTTCAGCCTCAATAATCGCCAATTCCTTTTCCGCAGTCGTTATCCCTTCACTTTCCTTCATATGTTGAAACGTGGATGCGAAGTCCGGAAACGTTACTTTCTGTCCTCTCCAATCGGTAACCGGTATACGGGAACCGGTCATAGGATCAATGCGTTCTCCCCGTTGCCTCCAGTAAACATTCATGAGTATTCCGTAATTCCGGATATCATTTGGATTAATGCCGAAATTGCCGGGGAAAATACTGTTCCTTTCACAAATTTTAATAAGTTCAGGATTTTTCGCATTAAAATCACTGACGAACCTGTTTATCTCATCAAAATTTTTCGGCTTTCTATCATATACTACTTCAGCCATTCTGACGATCGCCGATTCAAGGTCATCCCTGTTGTCGGCATATAAAGGCTTCGTCGTCTTTAATTCGGGAAACTTTGATTGTAACTCCTCCAGATTTCTTTCCGCTGTTTTTTGCTCAAACTCCAGCTTTCTTTTTTCCTCAGCCCGTTGGGTCATTTCCGATACGTTTTTAATACTTTTTTCAAGATTGGCATATCGCGATTCGGCGGTTTTACGATAACTCGTAAATTCATCCTTTACCGAATCAAGTTCAGCCAGAGTATCTTTGAAAACTTCAACCGTACCAGACATCACGCTCTGAAGAGCATCAACATCTTCTCCGCCGTAATCCTTCAGTTTTTCTATCCGGGCGTTGATTTCATCCAATTTCGTATTAAATTCCGCTCGTTTCCCGGATGATATGAAAGGCTTTTGCTCAACGGATTTCTTCGCGTCTTCAGTCGCCTTTTTAAGTTCTTCAAGTTGCTTTTGCAAATCAGGAACTTTTCCGGCTGTTGACTGCAATTCCGTGATCTTCTCTTCATATTGACGTATCTTATCCTCGGCACTATTCGCATAACGTCTCGCGTGAGCCGCCTGCTTGATGATTTCCTGAGGACTTCGATAAGAACGCAAATTCTCCGGCAATTCGGATTTTTTCATTTTTCCAAGCGCGGAAAAATCTACGTATTCGTCTTCCTCCTCCACGGGCTGCTTCGTCTTATCTTCTTGTTCCGGTTTCGCGGGAGGGTGTCCTTCATCGGTTTTGGATTCCGTTTTCGGAGCCGCTTCTTCAGAAATGGAAGCTTCGACTATTTTTCTTACTTTTTCGTCCTGCTCCTTTTGCCATTCCTCGATGTCAACGCCGGGGGGCGGTTCATCCGGTATGTCAATCAAAGCTTTCTGTCTTTCTTCTTCACTCGTAAAAACAAGTGTTTCCATGGCTACATCATCCATTCAATCGTCCTTTCGAATTGCAGTTGGGTCCGTCAAAAACAGTTGGCTGCTTATCGGGCTGCTTTTTCTTGACAATCATTTATTAAAAATCCTTACTCCCGAACGAATTAGATACCTATGCCGAACAGCATAAGATCGGGTTCGGGATCAGGTTCACTGTCATAGGAATTATGTTCGCATCCCTGCAAAGTCTTATTCCTGTTGTCCAGATTTTTTTGAATATCCGTCGGTTCAGGTTTCGTCTTTTTCACATCATTCCTCCGTTTTCTCCGGTTGGTGCCGCAGGTTGCTCCTGAGTAAATGGCATCCGTTTCTTCGCACTCTCGAATTGTTCGGGAACCTGTTGTTGTCCGGTTATTTGCTGCATGGCTCCCTGAGCGCTCTGCATCATGTCGCTCAATCTTTTCTGCATCATCTGCGCTTCCATGCCTTGCGCTTTTAAACTTTCGATTTGAGTAAATATTTCAAGGATATCGCGCATCTCCTGCAAAGTTTGCATTCGTTCCAATTTGACTTGTTCTTCAGGTTCACGTTCTATCGTACTAATTAGATCGTTCGTAAGAATTCTGATTTCGTTCTTGAACAATTCGGGATGAGCCGACAACATTTTCGTCGTATCGAACAATTCAAGCCGTCGCGCCATTCTTTTCGTCGGTGAAGCTTTCGAAAGCGTCACGATCACTTTCGCTCTCGGCAAATCGCCGATCGAATTGATATACACCTTTTCCCGCGTTCCTTCAGCCGTCGTTCTGAAAGCAGGAACGTTAAACTCGACGCTTCCCGCTCCGTTCGCCGACGGCACTTTACGATACAAATTTTTATAGGTGATTTGGGCCTGATTGTACCACGCTTCCGCTTTGTCCATTAAAAACTGCTGCCAGTTGTTATAAAGCCTCAACGTACCGAGTTTGGTTATTTCATGCCGCATTTCCAGCAAAATTCCCGATTCATCTTTCGTCGCCGCACCTTCCAGCGCAGGAGTAACCGGGCTTACCCGATCGAAAAGATCGATGATATTGTTTACTTCTCGGAAAATATGCTCGGGAACCTGATTGATGGGAAACAATGTCGCTACACCATCCGGAGAACCATCAACGGGATGAATGTAATCGGGACGGGTCTTATTCTGCGCCAATTGCCGGATACCCGCATCCCCACCGATTTTGTTTTTATTGACAAAAGCCATTCCCGACGCGGCGGAAGCGATAATATCGTCTATCTTGGATTGTCGGTAATTCAACGTCCTGTTCAAATCAAGGATGTATTCGAACAGCCCTTTATCGATACCGAACATGCGGGTGGCGGAAAATTTAAAAAGTCCGATACCGCCGCACTGTATCGGATGTTTTCCGCGAACGAATATCAGATCGGGAGCAATGCCGGTCAAATCCGGTGAAATTATGCAATATTGAAGAATATTATCTTCATAAGGAAATTCCCTGATATCGGACCAATGAATTTCCATTTTTTCGATAAAATCTCTTACCTGTTCTTCCCTTACTTTAAGCGGAAAAGCAAACCACTCTCCATCAGGTAATTGCGCGTGCAATCTCGTTGTTTTTAATTTTTCCAGCCATCGGTATTCACTGACAAGAAAACGCGAACCTTCCCTGTTAGGTAAATTCTCCCACGCCCTTACATCATCCTGTCCCTCATATGTTTCACCGATATAGAAATCAGCTTCAGCAAGTTTTCTAATTCCATCATCGGTTATATTGAAATCCTCGATCATTTTCGAAGGAGTCAAATAACCGTCAATCATCGCTTCCCGCCAATCCTTATTTTCATTTGTCTGCCAATAAGGATCGGAAAGAACCATACCATCAGTTAAATGTTTAAAACCGATCGCTCCGGTACGACGTATATTGTAATCGATATACATCGTCTGAACACCGGCATGGAGAAGCCCTGATATATTGGTTTGATTATCAGCGTTCGAATAGTTGTATTGTTCCTTGTCTGCGAAATACCAGTGTTTGATGGATTCTATAAGGGTATTTTCTTCGATATCCAATGGCTTGAAATCGAAATCAAACTTTTCCGACATCAACGAACCGCTGAGTGTTTCCATTTTTTGTTTGGCGATATTTATACTCGCCGCATGACGACCGGAACCGGTTATTTCATCACGTTCCTTTTTCGGCCACATACCGCCGTTGATATCCATAAATGCTTCGAGAACGTCATATAATCGTTTCCGTGCAGGAGAGTGATAATCAACCCAATGTCGATGTTTATCCTCAACGTACCGAACCAGTTCGCCATCGGACGATCGCATCCTACGGGATGTTTTGGTATTTATATTAATTTCTTCAATGGGAAATTTCGTATCAGAAACCAATCCAATCGGCTGATTCATCATATTCCCTTTACGAGTGTGGGCATCGTTTCGAAATCGAATTGATAACCTTTAGGCATAAGCGTCGTATTTACCCCACCAACCTTATTTATGTCAATTTGAATCCATCGTTTGCATTTATAGCCACGACAATTCACCCAAAATCTCCGCAATTCGGGTTCATACGCCATAAGTATTTTTTCATACCTATGGTTAGGACATAGGATCTTGAAAATCACTACTACTTATATAGATTTTTAGGGAAGGTCTTATAATGTTGCGCTATTAAAACAATAGCATAAAGGAATATCCTAATTTAAAAAAGTTATAGCAACTGGCAGAAATAACTTGTATTTATAACAAGTATATAATAAATTAAATTATTAATATGGCAGCAAAAAAAACACAATTTAAAAAACCAAGCCACGGACTTTATATTGAAAATTCATTATGGGAATTTTGTAGAAACGAATCAATAAAACATAATTCATTTCATAGCAAAACAGGATCATCAAGTGAATATATCAGACGTGCGTTCAAAGCATGGATTTTAAAAGAAATGCCATATTTAGAAAAAATTATGACGGATGTTGAATGGAATGAAGCATATTAATATATTAATATTGTTACGTATATCCAGTAGTTATGCAAAATTAACCGGCTTTCTTTTATTGGAGGCCGACATTAACAAAGGAGCAGTTATGCCGCTGTTAAGATTCGAGGGTTATAGCGATGACACATTCGGGGAAGTCGCTCATTTCAAAGACGATTACGATTGTTGTGCTTCCGGTGCCTTGATTGCCTACGAGGTTAAGTTTGGCGACAATGGCCTTATCGTAACTGGTCAATACGACGGAGCTAAGTGGCCCAATGGTATGCCTGGTGTTTGGACGGTAGGTGTCGCCCCACTCAAAGAAGATGCGCGACTTCCTGATTGGCCCATACAGTTTTGCCTCGCCGAATGCGGGTATTCAGCGGCACTCACACTCGATGCCCCAGACGGTGTAATTATCAGATGTTTGAACCGTAGCAAAGAGTCGGCAGAAGATTAAGTTGAGCCGGTTAACTTCGCATAACAGCGGCTATACGGCTCGCGGACTCGTCCCAAATCGCAGGGCGACTTCGCATAGCCGCTGACCGTTAGGCAAAATAGGTTTGGCACCAAAAGAAGAAGAACGGGCGGCAAGAAATTATTTTAACCTATAAAGAAATAAAATTAATAGTCTTAAAAATATGAGGAATAACATGAAAAAAACACCAACCGTCTACTTCGACACATCGGTAATTGGCGGATGTTTTGATACCGAATTTTCAAGATGGTCAAATGGACTGATTGAGGATTTGAAAAACGGATTTATTATAGGAGCGACTTCTGAAGCAGTTGCTGCCGAGATAAGGCTTGCCCCTCAAATAGTGATTGATAAATATGAGCAATTCTTGGAATTGGATGTACAAATATTCAAGAAAAATGAATTTGTTGATGATCTTGTAAATACATATTCTGACAGAAAAATTATTGCTAAAAAATTCAGGAACGATTTACTGCATATTGCACTGGCAACAGTTCATGGTGCAGACATTCTGGTGAGCTGGAATTTTAAACATATTGTCCACTATGATAAAATCGTCAGATTTAATGCAGTGAATCTTGAATATGGATATCATCAATTAACCATCCTTTCCCCTCGTGAGGTAACAACATATGAATAATACTATTGATGCAGTTAAAATGGTTCGGGCAATACGAGACAAACAATACAAGGAATTGCAAGGAAAAAGCAATAAAGAAATAAATGAATATTACCGGTTGAACTCAGAATGGGCATTTGATAAAAAGACAAGAAAATCAAAAACGATAAAAATAAAGAGCCGCCCGTGAGAAGATAGGGTTCCAAACCTACTATGCCTAACACACAAACGCAGCTTCGCTCCCGATGGTCGCTGCGGCCTTCGGCAAATGGTTCGGCCTTGCTCTCGCCTGCTCCAAGGGCGATTCCGCTATTCAAGCTTCGCTTGACTTGCAGAATCGCTCCTTTCCGCGACGGCGACAGCGGCGTCCAAACCACTTCTGCGGTTTGTGGGGCCGTTGATGTCAATAAATTTTGCTCTTTGAATTATATGTCGGCTTAACATAATGGTAATGTTTGTGAGTAGTCGTCATGGAGGATATACACGAAGTGGTAAGTATCTCACGACCGGAGACCGCCGGTAAGCCCCGTTCGAATCGGGGAGCCGACTTAAATTAAGGTGGCAAAATTTACATGCTTATAACAAATGCAGTATGCAATGTGGGGCGTTATTCCGTAAGTGGTCGCGGAGTGGACTGTAAATCCACCGCCTTCTGGCTCGGTGTGGTTCGACTCCCACACGCCCCACACAGCATACATGCATCGGACGTTAATAAAAACAAAAAAAATATTAATACAAAGATAAAGAAGCGGTTTTTATCTTCCAATCTCGCGGATTATTCCATTTTGGTATGATGCATGCAACCTGTTTTCTGCTACTTCCCGATTGCGGTACCGGCCATCCCGGATATTCCCAATCCAAAACATGCCCGTATTTTTCCGGAATTTGAATTTTAATCCCTTTAAATTTAATCCACATTAATTTTTCAACATAATTTGATGGTATTCCTAAGGCAATTCCTTCATCAGTATCTTCATATCCCCATCGCGATTCATCAAATTTATTCGGACGTACCCATTTTCTTCCTTTAGACCACCAATAATAATCCTGCCAATTAAATCCCCACCAATGACAAAATTTCGATCGATTAATTTCTTTTCTCAATGAAAACCATAAATACATATCCTTATCAGAACGCTTCACCTTTTTTTCTCGGGCGAAAAACAATCTATGATCATCCAGATAATTGATATACTCTTCCTGTTGCCTTTTCGAGATATTATCGGATTGCACGCAAATATCGACATCATCATCATTTGGAATAAAATCATTTTCTCTTATGATTCCCAATAACAAACCGAAATTGATGAACAGCTTGTCTTTGATACCCACTTTCTCCGCGCATTCATAACAAGTCGCGATATCTTCAATAGCCCATCTTTTTCGATCGTAATTGAAGTAACTCATGGAAATACATTTCCTTTTTTATGTTCAATAACTTCTTCGTTGCCAGATAAACTATTCATCTTGTTTATCAACTCTTTCCGTAGCAATACTAGCGACTAAGGCTATTTTTTCTACTCTTCTTTTTATCCATTTTTCGTCATGATTAAAATAAGCTTGGTCAAAATCATTCTTTAGTAATTCATAAAATATCCCTCTTGTAGTCATTTCATGATAACGGCGTTCACCCCTAGTAAATTCTTTTGTACCCCAATGTGTTCTCACAAATTCTCCCTATGATAAAGTTCATTTGAATAAGGATAGGTACACAACTCAAAGTTGCATTCCTGAGCTGTAATTCTATATACCTTTTTTCTTTCACGAATATTATAAAGAAAACCTTTATGCTCTTCCAATCTCTTGATTATTTTATCGGCTGTTTCACAGCAACATGTATCATTATAATGCTCACACTTACGGCAGTCTTTGCCATAACCGAATCTTTCAACCCAATATAAGGCAGCGCCTTTATTGGTTTCACATAAATTCATTGTTCCAATTCCCTGCAAGATTTTACTTTTTTTATCCATGGACTCATGCTCTGTCCTTTATAATATTCTCTGAATCTCCACGTCGGTGAATACCAGATATCGAGCAAAGTTCCTATTGCATAAGGAAGCCGCATAGTCAATCCGCCGGAACTGTTGAAAACCGGAAATTTCCACGTACCCTGATCCGTAAGTAATTGTTCACGTCCGGGTTTCCCGCGATTTTTTTCCATTTTTATTACTTCAAGTGAAGGTCTCAAACACCATTTTTTTACGCCTTTGAACACATATTCGGAAGGTATTTTGTTCCCCTCTTTTTTCGTATCATAAGTATGGTAATATTTATCTCCTATCGGAACCCAAAAATAGACATCCACGGTAGGCGTTCCTTTCAATGTTTCTTCCCGTGGAGTAAAATGAATGTTAAACGATTTTTTATTAATATCATTTATGCATTTTTTTTCGGCTTTATATCCATGTCCTTCCAACGCATATATCAATTTATTCTCATCGCATTCCCCATACATTACCCCGATATCGATATCATAATCCAGTGAAAATGTTTTATCCGCTATGAATTCAAGGACACCGCCGAAACAATGACACCACCATATGGATTTACCATCGCTTGTCTCAAGAAAATCAAACAACGTGGTCAAATCATCAAGTATCTTTTTCGCCGATTCAATTTGATTGTTCATATGCATTTTCTTTCCAAATTTATTTTTATAAAAATTCTTCACATACTCCATCTTTAATCTGATTACGGATATTAGTTCCCGTATATACTTCATCCATGGTTCGTTTGAAATATCTGTTTTTTATTCTTATTTTATTCATATGGTCAAGCACTTCAAAATTGCCGGAAAGATACGTTACATCATCATTTTCACAGTTAATACTTTTAATTAATGTTTTATATTCTTTAGAAGTAATTTTTCCAAAATGTATTTCATTTACTATAAGAGTTACTTTAAAAAAAAGATTATCCATATGTTCGAAAATTCTTTTAAATATTTTCAAAATTATTTCAACTTCAATAAATCGATTTGAATAATTCAATATTGGTACAAATACATGATCGTATTTTTTCGCTATTTCAATTATAGTAAGAATATGTCCTATATGTAAAGGATCAAATCTGCCGCTGAATATCGCAACTTTCATATATTAATCTCCTTAAATAATCCGCCGCTACCGGTATGGAAAGAGTTTCTTTATAATCATCATGCAAATTATTTTGATAATACTTCACGCATCTTTTAACGATTTTCCAAAAATGTTTTTTTGATATATAATCAACCGGATATTTTTCACGCCAATACTGACATCCATGCAAAGCAACTACATGTACTCCGCAAGCCAGAGCTTCCGGAATTACTCTCGGACACGAATCCTCTCCGGTATAAGGAGCAATAATCGTTTTACATCTTGATATCGCTCTCGGCATTTTATCATGATCAATCATTTTTACCGAAAAATTTTCCGGCGCTTTACATGCATGTCCCATCTGAAGTATATTCAAATCCTTCGGAGCGGTTTTATGCACCCAAGCCACGTTTTTTCTTTTATCCTTCGGCCATATGGCTGAAAATCCGACATCATATTTTTTTTTAAAATATCGAGGATAAAATTGCGGCGCGGCGGGTTTAATAAATAGTTGTCCGTTCAATCCATGCTTACGACATTTCTTTACCTGTTCTTCACTATCGCACATAATCAAATCATATTTTATTCCATCTTTTGGAATACAGCCATGATTGGCACCATAATAAACTTTTTTCGCTTCAGGATATTTTTTCAACAACGGAACATAGTCTTTAAATCCACCACGAGCTATGATGATATCAGGTTTCTCTCCTTCATATTCCTTGAATTTTAAAATCCACTTTTCACGTAATTTATCAGAATATTTAACGGTTCTATGTCCATTACCATATAAGATAACTCCTGAATTATTTTCATTAATCATATCCGCGAACAAATGCGTCCACATATCAGTACATTCATAAAGATTTCGCCATAAACATTCCGAATGCCGTTCCATCCGTCCACGAAGAAAAAGCCAATTCATTTTTTATTCTTCCGATTAATTGGTTGTCTATTTGTACCACGATTCCCGACACCACCGCCTGAACCATCTTTTCTTCGCTGTCCTCCACAAACACCACGGCCACCTTTTCCCGAATAATTATTCTTATTGTTCATCATTCCTTCCTTTCATTTCCTGTCGAAACCATAACTTTTTAGCTGGTGTATTCCAAAGTTTTCTCTTTCTCAATTCCGGAGTATAAAAACAATAATGAAGTATCTTACTTTTCGCCATTTTATAGTGAAACTTTCCATAGTTACTTAGGCTAGCCCTTTTTTTGTATGGAATATATGTCAATCCCGACTTCCATTTATATGCCTTGATGTGGGGTTCTGAAGGATAAGGCTTTTTATGCTTCCACCCGTCTATCGTCGGTGCCGGATACTGGTAATTAAATGCAAGCTGTTGTTTATCACTTTTTATAAATCTCTTTAAATCATCATCTATTCCAAGACCGAAAACTTCATCCTCATCGGGAAATAAAACAAGTTCCGGTTTGACATCATCAAGCATTCTCAACAGTTCTTCACGCCATATAAAAGCATTCCAGACAGTAGAACTTACCAACATTTCGCCGAATTTATTTCCACATATATACGGAGCGACTTCACGTATTTTTTCATTACCGGTTATCCCATCAAATCGCAGATATACTTTATCCACGAGATTGCATAACGATAATAAACATCCCTCATAATACGGAAATCTGCACAATGCCATTAAACCGACAATCATCTTACATCCACCAAATACCAGCGTTTATTAACCGTACACCATACAATATTACCTATTGAAAAATGATCGAAATCATAATTAATATCTTTGACAACATTTTCAAGCCGATTCCGAAATTCAATAAATCCTACTTTTGAATGCACCGGATGATTGTCGGCACTCCAATCATACGGTTTCCCTTTGGCGAAATTCAACCAAGCTTTTTCGGGAAAATGTATATGTTGCATATAGATGGCATGAGAAGCCGAAAGACACACTCTTTTATCGAATTTGATATCGGTTTCTATTATGTCATAACAATAAATTTTCGGACAAAATTCTTTTAAATCAACCATCATATTCACCGTTGATTTGACATCCTTGATTGTTTTCGTCGGTTTATTGAATTTCAATGAATAAAAAACCTTCAATCCGAAATCCATATGTTTTATATAATAAGACCAATTGC